GGTTCCCAAGTCGAAGCCTAACCTCATCGAGTTCCTAGACAAGCATCCAGGCAACAAGGCCAACGGGGGCAATAAGTTTCACTTGGTCGACTACGTGGCAAAGAAGCAAGCCAGCCTCGACGAAGAGTTCGTAGCTGCAGATGCAATCGTAATGCTTAGAACAAAGCCAGTAGAAGAGCTGCTTATGGTGGCTACCGCTTATGGCATGGATACAGACAGAGAGTTCGCTGAGATCAAGCATGACTTGCTTCAGAAAGCGAAGGCTAACCCAGCAGGCTTCATGAAGTCATTTGACGACCCAGCAGTGAAGATGAAGTCTAAGATCAATTCAGCAGTCAACTACCAGATCATCAAGCTTGACGACGATGCTGTTCGTTGGTTTGATACTGGACAGCAAATCATTTCTGTTCCAGCAGGCATGGACCCACTCAATGTGTTTGTCCGATACTGCTTGACAGAGAAAGCAGTTCCTATCGTAGAAGAGATAGAGAAACAGCTTCAGTAAGAGAAGGCCCCTGAGAAGGGGCTTTTTCTTTTTGTATATTTGCGTTATGCCAGTAAGTGTAAACGTAGTTTATGGAACGCTGAAAAGCCTCGTAAATAAAGACCAAAGAGGGTTCATCACTGTTGATGAATTCAACAGGTTTGCACAGGCGGCTCAGCTCAGAATCTTCACCAGGCTGTTCGATCAACTCAAAGATGGGAGCAGGCTTGAGCGTGCTGGCTTTGGCCAGGGTAGAGATAAGTCTAAGTACAAGCAGATCCACGAGGACCTCGCTATTTTTGCTAAGTCAGGTACTGAGACCAAGTCCAATGGAGTATTCAATCGCCCAGACGACCTATCTCGAATCATCTCTATCTCAACTGCTGGGGATGCTTTGTTTGGCCAGATGACCAGAGTTCCAGTAGAGGTATGCTACGATGAAGAGAAGATCGAAAGAATCCTAGGCAGCACTCTTAATGCGCCTTCAGAGGCTTTCCCTGTGGCTTTGGTTACAGGAGACATTGAGGTGTTCCCAGAGAGCATCAGGAAGATTAAGATTAGATACTACAAGATTCCTCAAAGCTTTACGACGGCAGCCACTCCTGTGAGGTCAGACGACCCGCCTACGTTTGGTGTAGACGTCAACAATGTCTACGACGCTAGCGCAAGCAGGGACTTCGAGTTGCCAGAGCACTACATGATGGATCTGGTGATCGAGATTGCTGACCTGATCGGTATTAACCTGAGAGACGCCTCCGTTACTGCATACGCTCAAAAAGAACAGAACGAGAAAAAATCTGAACAATCCTTCTAATGGCTAGAAATTACGTACCACTTCAACAAGTCATCAATGACTTCATGCTAAGCTTGGACGGTAATGACTTTGCCGCCCATGTCAGCGACGCCGCTGTAAAGAACTTCGCTCTAAGGGGTGTAAGAGAACTCGGCTTTGACATGCTTAAGGTTATTAGATCTCTGAAGCTGTCTGTCAATACAGCCAACAATACGGTTGAGCTCCCAGACGATTACGTCGATTGGAGCAAGGTTGGTGTCGTTGGTGGTGACGGACTGGTCTACGTGCTTGGTGAAAACAAAAACATCAACTACTCTCAGAAGTATGCAGAGACAGGCGGTCAGACGTATGACTCTAATAACGATGGACTTAATGAGAGGGTAGACGACAAGAAGGCTACAAACGGAACTACGGGAGGAACTACAGACGACGGCTTTGGATCATACGTCTTTAGGAACTACGTGTACGGCAACGGAGATGGTCAGCTGTACGGATACGGAGGCGGTAGATACCAAGGTGAGTTCAGAGTCAACCTCGATCAGAACAGACTCGAACTGAAGAGCAACTCTGACATCAGCGATGTCGTCATTGAGTACGTAGCTGACGAAGCTAGATCTTCAAACCCTCAGGTTCATGTGTACGCAGAGGAAGCTCTGTTGTCTTACATGTACTACAAGATGATCGAAAGAAAGGCTGCAGTTCCAGCCAACGAGAAGGCGAGAGCAAGGGCTGAGTACTACAACGAGAGAAGAAAAGCAAACGCTCGCATGAAGTCCTTCACGAAAGAGGAAGCCCTCAGAACGATTAGAAAGAACTACAAGCAAGCGCCTAAGGGATGATTCAAAAGCTCACTCCTAAAAAGTTCGTTACGGACAAAGATGAGCGATTGGTCGCTCCCAACGAGATGATCCTCGCAGAGAATGTAACCATCTCCGAAAGGGAGGATGGTAGCTTCTCTATTCTCAAGCCCATGAAGGGCACTAATGAGATCGACAAGGCGACTAATGAGCCTACGCCTCCAGCTGATTGGACGGTAGTTGGTTCTGTGTCTGATGACCAGAGAGGTAGAGTTTACTTCTTTGTCTACGATGACTCAGACGATTCTGACAGCAGAATCATGATGTTTGATCAGGCTGAAGAAGAGTGGAAGACGGTTTTTTCTGATGACGACAACTATCTAAACTTCAACAAAGATTACCCAGTAAAGGGCGACGTACTGAACAAAGCCTTTAATCAAGACGGAGTTATTACGACTGCCCTCTACTTTACAGACAACTACAACCTTCCCAGAAAGATTAATGTCGATAGGGCTCTTGCTGGCGAATATACTGAGGATGTGGTCGGAGGAATTACGTTTCCAGTTGGGAGCAATCAAGACCTTGATCTGGTTCTTTCTGCTATAAAAGCTCAGCCAAAGACAGGCCCTTCTTTTATTTTTGAGACAGATTCGGGGTTTGACGCAAACAACTTTAAGTCAGAATCGTTTCAGTTTGCTTGTCAGTACATATATAAGGATGGTGAGGAGTCAGCCTTCTCGTCGTTCTCTGACCTGGCTGTGTCTCCGTATCTATCAACAAAAAACCTAAGTTCCTTCTCGAAGGACAGTACTGAGGGGAATGTTTGCAGCATCACTATTCCTTGGGGCCCTGGAGCGACAAGAGAGAATTTTATTGATGTAGCTAAGGTTAGGATTGTGGCTAGATCTGGCAACTCTGAGCCCTTCTTTATGATCGATGAATTCGATCCAAACGAGGACAAAACCAGAGATGTTGGCGGTCAAAACAATGTAAAGGTTTACGACGCAAACACGCAAACGTATAGGTTCTACAATGACAGCTATTACGCTAACATTTCTAGCGTAGTATCTGGGAAGCTGTACGACAACGTTCCACAAAAGGCTCAGGGGCAGGCGATCTCTGGAAGCAGACTGATGTACTCCAACTACACAGAGGGGTACAAAAACTTTCCAGAAGTAAGAACAGTTTCGGAAATCACCGTTTCTTACGGGGATGATTTTGACCTCGGTGGGGACTATGTGGCAAACCCAGCGTTTGTTGTAGAGTATCCTGATAGTGAGACGTTTACTGGCGGCCAGACTGCGATTGATACTGCCACTGGATTTGGAACCGTTATAGTGGATCTTTTTGATTCAAACGCTGTTAACTGGCCGACTTCGGTGTCATCCCTAAGCGATGTGCTCCCAAACGGTACGGAGGTGTCCATAGGTTTCGATTTCGACCCTGAAGGTAACTACTTATCAACATCCAACAACCCTAGATTTTGGAAGCTTTCTGCTGAGTTTAGTGAAGATGGTGGCACCACCTCTGGCGGTAGCTATGACATCTCTTTTGGCCACACCCTTTTAAACAAACTGTCTATTCCTTCTGGAAAAAGAGTTTCTTTTAGGGCGACATACACGACGTCAGAGAATGATACTGTTCAAGATGTCATTGACGGATTAAAGAATTACTTAAACGTAGAAGCTCCAGTAGCAAGTGTTCCTTTGACCCTGACCAATGTATCTCTTCTTGCTGAAAACGTAAGTGCGCCTAATTCCTTAATATCTAATGGGGACTCGTATACCGCTGATCAGCTGAAGGTTGAAGCTTTGATCTGCTTCGACGCTGTAGGGACAACAGACAAGACTGGCACCTTTAAGATCATACCTTACGTACAGAGGCTCCGAATAACAGAGACTCAACAAGTAACAATATCTCCCGCGATACCGCCTAGACCTAACAGCTCCCCAGGTGTCGTAAGCACCCTCGAAGTTTTTAATTCCATCACGGGTCAAAACATTGAAAACAACGCAGAGACAACCAATGGAAGTCCTGATTACATCCTTAGCAGAGATATATCCATAGGAGGTTCTGCTACAGTAGGTACATTTAAGCACGGATCTACTCATGAGTTTGGTATCGTTTACTACGACAAGTGGGGAAGGTCAGGCTTCGTTAATGAGCTTGGATCTGTGTATGTGAAACACCCCTCTGAGAGAGCTGCGAGTGAGGGCAAGGGTTCTGCAACCGTTAAGGTGAATATCACCGACGCTGTTGACGCTAGCCTAGAGAGTGAGATCCCTTGGGCTACAAGCTACCAGATCGTGTATGGCGGCTCTCAGTTTTCGAACGTGATGCAGTACACAACTGGGGGTGGGTACGTCGTTCAGGAGTACGACGGAACCAACAACATTCTTGTCACTTCTGACCACAGGATATTCGTGTCTCTTAACACACTAAAGCAGTTCAGGGATCAGACATCTACAGCAAGGGAGTACTCTTTCACCAAAGGTGATATATGTAGGGTTATTTCTTACAAAGACACTGCTGGTAATCCATACTACCCATCATCAAGCGATGGAGGCCCCATTGAGTTTGAAGTCATGGGTGTGGAGTTCCTCGATGCATCAGTACCTTACTTCGAGGGGAAAGGGTCTAACCCTATACAGTGGAATCTAGCTACAGCACAAACCCAAGGTGAGTTCCTAGTGCTCAAGGCCCCAAGAGTTGATTCAGGAGCGGTTAAGTACGACGGGTTTGACTGGTATTCTATGGTGAAGTGGTGGTCTGATAACGGTAGCCTTACCTTGCCGACTCCATTTGAATACCCAGACGGCACTGCGCCTAACTCTCTAAATTACTGGGGGGCTGAGTGTCTGATTGAGATACTAACGCCAAAGAAGTCTTCTGAAACTCCCATCTACTATGAGATCGGAGAAAGAACCAGAATTGGATTCAGGAAAGGTGGAGTTTCCCCGCAGGGAGATCACGGGCCTGCCTTGGCGCTTACTCAGGGAGACGTAAGGTATAGGAACGTTACATGCCGAACACCTGTAGTTGTTGGAGGGTCGTACAATATCGCTGACTTGAACAGGTGGGGAGATAGCACAAAAGCTCTTGAGTGTGAGCAACCAGACGAGACTTCAGCTGAAAAAGCTTGGGGCAAGGGTAAGGCTCATACAACGTTTGAGAGGGCGGCTACTATCAATAGATACAATGGCATCACATACAGTGAGCCATACGCTGATGATTCAAGCGTGCTGTCTCTCTCGTCTTTCGTTCCCTCTCAAGCAAACTTCTTTGACTTGCGGTCGGAGTATGGTGCTTGCGGCTTCCTGGGCACTCAGGGAGACAACCTCCTTGCAATACAAGAGAATAAGGTTTCGAGACTGAGTATCAACAAATCAGTACTTGAGACGGGAACTCAGGGTGGTGTCGTGGCGCTATCTAATAAAGTGATCAACAACATGGTCGCTTACGCAGGCGACTTCGGTACAACGAATCCAGAGTCTGTCCTTATCAGGGATGGTATATCTTACTTCGTGGATGCAGAGCGCAGAGCCATTGTCAGGATCTCAAACCAAGGCCTTCAGGTCATTTCTGACAAAGACGTAAAGTCTCAGGTCGCAGACAAGATTATCTCTTGGGAGGCTGCCTCTGGGAGCAAGACAATCATTAGCGGGTATGACGCTGAAGACGACATCTACTACGCAACTCTTTCTCCAGTAGGCGCCTTTGATGGATACACTATTGGGTATGACGAGAAGGGTGGATTCTGGCAGGGTACTTATACTTTTATGCCAGACAGATACGCCTCTCTCAAGGATTCGTTCTATGGCTTTAAGTCCAGCGGAGGGAGCATCATGCACGAATTCTCAGACAGAAACGTATCGAACAGATTCTTCAATACAGCGTCTACACCAGTGGCCTCTAAAATAGAGGTCGTGGCAAACGCAAACCCGTCTATGGTTAAGGTGTTTAGATCGCTTTCAACTGAGTCTAATTCTGAATGGGATGTCTCTCTTAGAGACAGCAAGAACAACATCACTGAAGACCTCTCTTTTAGAAAAGTCGAGGGTGCTTTTTACGGAGACATAGAGGGGGCGATTGCGTCGGGGTCTTCTTATCCGACTGATCCCAACGATATCTACTACACGACACTTGGTAAGATAGACTCCGTAGACACTGCAGACATAACGTTTTCCAATAGCTTGAAGGGGATTAACATTCCTCTTAACGGAAAGGTGTTTTGGATCGTCAATGGGGAGGCTCAAATAATTCAGCCTACCACACACAACATAGCATCAGTGAGTAGGTCTACATCTACAATTACATTGAGTGCTGGCGTTGATCCCTCCACGCCTATCGCTTCAGGAGATACCATACTTGTCGCTCAAGATTTTGCGAATGTTCAGCATAACGCAAACAAGCTGAGAGATAGGTATGCCGTGATAAGCGCAGAGTTCACTCCGAGTGCGTCTGCGATTGAAATCGATTCAGAAGAGATCTACGCCATTAACGTAAACTTTGAAAATTCACCGCTTAACGACGCGATAGGCGGACAATAACTATATTTGTAAAATGCTAGAAGTGTTACAGATTATATGGGAGGTTATCTTCCGAGAGCCAGACCCTAATACCGTTCAGTTCATTGAGCCAATAACACTCATGGCTATTGCTGCTGGCGCCAAAGGTCTTGGCAGTATAATCCAAGGACGTCAAGCAAAGAAAGCAGCTGAACGTCAAGCAGAGCTAGACAGAGAGATGGCTCAACAAGCTCAAGCAGAAGCGGACACTCAGATAGCAGACGCTCTGGCGAGACAGTCAGAATATGGGTTGGCACCTACATACAATGAACTCAGGAAGACAGTGATGGAAGACCCTGCTGCCGATCTGCAGAGACAAGAGGCATTAAGGTCCGAGGCAGAACAGGTTCAAGCACTCAAGACGGGTGGAGCAAGAGCTCTCCTTGGCGGACTCAGCAAGGTTGATGCCAGTACAGCAGATAGGTTTGCTAAGATCGCAGCTGATGAGTCGGCTAGAAGAAAAGCAGGGTTGCAGACAATCGCTGGTGCCGAGCAGCAAGTTGAAACGTACAAGTACCAGCAGGCTGGTCAAGACCTAGCTTCAGCGAGAAACCTCAGGGAGCAAGCACTCGGCGCAGAAGCAGGAGCGGCGGCCCTCGAAAACAGAGGTAGGTTAGCTCAGTCTCAAGCCATCACCTCAGGCATCACTGGCATGATTTCTGATGGCTTTAACATCGCTGCATCTCAGATGGATGGAGGGGGAGGAGATACTGGAAGCGTAAATGTAGGTGGCACGACAGTGACTGCAGATCAGGGCGTTCCAGGACTTTTCGATGCGCTTAATCAAATCAATGTAACGCCTCAGCCAACTCTGAATCTTCCAGATGAAGATGAGGAGCTTTTTGCTGAAGAGGGCGGCCTTGTCAAAGACGCTAGCGGAATAGAGGGGAGGATGCTTAGCTTCGAAGAAGGAGCTATGCTTATGAGAGGAATAACTCCTGGTGAGTTTAGTCATGATAGCAACCCTATCGACATCATGAAAGACGGCGTCAAGATTGGAGAGATGTCGGGGGGAGAAGGAGTTGTGTCTCCTAAAGATCTTGGAGAGTGGGAGCAAGAGTCAGTCAGAGGCAACACTAAGCTACACAAGAAGTTGAGAGCTTGGTTTAAGAGAATGAAAAACAAGAAGAATGTCTAATCGATTCCAAGCAAGCAGATTCAATAAGGTTCAATCCCCTTATGCTCAAGACTACATCAAGAATATAGAGGAGTCTTATGCTGGGTTTGGAGAGGCGGCTAGTGGCTTTGCAAAGCAGTTTCAAGACCTCAAGGCTACCGAAGCGAAAGCAAAGGCCTTGGTGCCAGATGCAGACTTTACGTCAGACTCAGGTCCTAACTCTGCGTTCTCTGCCGATGCGCAGAAACTCATGGATAAGATTAATGGCAATGCAGAGGGTTCTTACAACTTCTTGAATGCTGCAGATCTAGAGCGTTTTAACTCTGACGTAGCTGCTCTTAAGAAGGAGATGAACGAGTTTGAGCCTATCTACAACGAGGCTGTTGCTAACCTGCAAAAGTTATCTCTTGAGCACGACTTGTTCATGAAGGTAGGGGGCGACCCAAGACAGGCGGTAAGCCAAGAGATTAACGGTGTGGAATACTACAACGCGAAGGCAGGCACGCTTGCTTTTGACGAGACCATGAAGATTGCAGACGCCCTCAGATACGGAGAGGTTCGTACAGGCGATGACGGGAAGGTCACTGTAGTGGACCAGAACGGACAGACTGTAAGCGAATACGGAAGCAGACAAGACTACTTGAAGGCTATCGTTGAGCTAGGTAAGCCTGACCTGCAACCCATCCCTGTTACGGACGGTAAGACACTGGTTGAAGAAAAGAGATGGGGGTCTTACGACACTGAAACAAAGGCTGAGTCTGCGTTCTTGAACTACGTCCTTAACAACCCTGCTATAGCAGATAGAAGAAGAAGAGAGAAGCTTGGATTGACTGGGCCAGAGCCAGAGGGGGCAGAAGTTTCGGAAGAAGTGCAAGCTCTGCTCGCCAAGCACCCCAAAACTTCTGAGGGCTTCGACAACATAAGTCAAGCTCAGTATGACTACTGGCTAGAGATGATGCAGGGATGGAGAGACTTACAACAGGTTGAGGAGCCAAAGACTACCAGTTCATCATCTTCATCAAAGAAGCTTGATGGTCTTATCGGTCAGATCGGAGGCGGAAACTTGACCATTAACACTGACTTAGGAGATCTTGAAGAGTCTGTAGGCGGTACTTCTGGGTTGGTAGTAAAGGGCAAGGTGGGTCTTGACGGAGGTAAAGAGGGTAGCTTAAAGAAGATCATCTACAATCCTAATGCTCAAGAAGCAGGTGGTAGCGGATTCTCAGTAGTAATTTTTGATGGCGAAAAGGATATAGTCATGCCATTTGACCCTAAGCCAGGTGATCAGGCTAAAGATGCGATAGCCGCAGCAATCGGATTGAGTCAAGAAGATATGCTCAAGCTCCTAAAAGAAATCAAGAACAAAGGAGAGTAAGAGAAGATTCATTATCTTTGCTTGAAACCAGCCGTTTACCATGAACGAACAGCTTCAAGCACAAATTCAAGACTACCTTTCTCAAGGCAGAAACGCATCGTGGATCGCCAATGAGATGTACTTCGAAAATCCAGAGCTGGATTACGACGAGATAAAGAACTACGCCAGCGGTATACTCGAAGAGTCAAAAAAAAAAGATTCAGCAGAATCAGGGGAGCAAACTATACAGTCTATAACCTCCGTGCCTTCGGAAGAAGAATTGGCTTCTTCATTACAGACCCAGGCGCCTGAACCTGTATCACCACCAGACCTAAGCTTGAAGACGATTGGAGACGAGTTCTCTAATCGATTCGCACAGGATCAAAGCTCCATGTTCTCGGACATGATGGAGCAAGAAGAGTTTAGCCGAAAGATCAATGAGATCTCGGCAAACCCAGACAAGTCTGATGCTCAGAAGCAAGCAGACATCAACAACCTCTTCCAGTCAGAATCGCGCAAGCAGCAGCTTCAGTTGTTGAGCGGGTATGCTGATGAGATTAATGAGCGTATTGGTGGTGCTGACGTAGACAAAGAAGACTACGCTAACAAGCTGTACGATAAGTTCGGGCTTGCGATTCCTCTTGATGGTGACAACAGGTACAACGAAATTACTGGTTTCGGCGGAGGCTGGGTGGATTTCCTCAGAGACAACGCAATCTCACTAGGCACTGGAGCGATTGATTTTCTTTCTGGACCAATATCTTCTGGCGCCTTGCTCGGACCATTTGCGCAGGCGCCTTTGGCTGTTGCTGAAATCTTTGCACCAGAACAAAAGAAAGCAGTAACCAGAGCGGTTGATCAAGCTTTGGCTGACTTCACTGATGACCTTAGGGCTGAGAAAACTCAGTACGGCACATCGATTACCGAGAAACTAGCTGAGATTCCTGAGGGTGAATTCAACTGGGGGGACGCTGCGGAGATTTTTTCTAGAGGAACTCAGACTATCGGAGAGAGCTCTCCGTATATCGTAGCAGCCGCATTTGGCCCAATTGGAAGACTTGTGTCTGGCTCGGTGGCTGCACAGAACACATACATTGATTCAGAAAGGGAGGATTACAACAGGGTTCAAGAGGGCCTTGAACCAATCTTCGAAGATACTTTTTCTGGTAACTTGGCCAGATCTGGCATGGCAATCACGGATGGTAGTCTGACTGCTGTTGGAGGCACAATTCAAAGTAGCGCCGCCAGCATGGGATTTAGAGCTCTCACCAAAAACCCAGCCCTAAAGGAAACAGCTGTCCAGGCATTTAAGAAATACGTTCTGATGCAAGGCGTGGCTGACCCCATTCTTGAGGGCGGTGTTGAGGCTCTTCAGGAAACGAGCAGGATGGTATTCGAAGATGCTCTGGGTAATGCTGATTATAGCAAATCTGATTACACGGAAAGAGTTCTTGAAAACTTTCTATTGGGTGTTGTATCCACTGGGGCTATTGCCACGCCAGGAGGTGTAAGAACCACGCTGAGAGCTGGAGCCGAAGTTATTAGGCGCCCACAGGCAGCCGCCAACTCTGTTGTTGAGAAGAACAACATGACATCTAAGGACCAGCAAAACATTGAGTCCCTCAATAAGTCTCAATCTTTTGACAACATGATGTCCAGTGACTTTGATAAGTCAAGAGCGAGAAACAGGGCGGACAATGAGCGTCTCTATCAGATGATCGCGGTTCGTCACCCAGGCACCATGAAGTCTATCAACGATATCGACCTGGCTGTCAGACAGACACAAATCAAGCACAAGAGAGCGAAAGAAGCTGGGGCTTCAGAGCAAGAGCTTCAAGCTTTTACGGGTGAGATCTTTAACCTTGTCAATCAGAGAGAGAATCTGATAGCGAAACACAAAGGTGAAAGCATGGAGCTCACTGCTGAGGAATCTTCAAAGCTTGAAGACGGCAGGATCGCGGTGAAAATGGAAGGCTTGAGCGAGGAAGTTACTGCTCTTCAGGAAGCACTCAATTCTGCTCAAGAAGATCTCGGTGGGGTGGGCGCAGATCCATCTCAAGTGGATGATCTGTCAGCGAGACTAGAGGCGGCTAAACAAGCCAAGAAAGATGCGCTCAGACTAATGGGTGAGGTTGAGGCAAAGAGAAGAGTTCTCAGAGAAGAGCAGGGAGCATCAGCCACGCAAGCTGGTCCAACAGAGGGCCTCAGTAAAGCCGCTGAAGAAGCATTTATAGCAGAGCAGAACTTGCGCAACCACCTTGGCATGAGGCCAGTCGCTCCAAAGGCTGAGGCCGATGCAAAACCTAAAGCCCCAGAGGGAGTTAGAGAGGCCACTCCAGAGGAGTATGTTAACGCCATGTCTCGCGCCTTCGAGGTGGCTAAAGAAAGAGGCGACAAGAAGTTCTTGCAGGTATCCCAAGTGGATCTTGAGACAGCGCAATCCATTGTAGACGGAGGTGGGAAGCTGTTCGTGTCTGAGGATGGATCTGCTGGTGCATACGTCAAGGGTGACGGATACATGGGTGGTCTCTTCAAGTCTCCAGACTCTGAACTCAAGGGAGTATCTAGACCTCTCCAGCAAGTAAGACGTGAAAACGGAGGTACATTCTTTGACGCCTACGGCACAGATCTGGAGCGTCAGTACGTACAGAACGGATTCAGACCTGTAGCTAGAATTCCCTTCAACGAGGAGTACGCCCCAGAAGGATGGAATGATGCTGACTCTCCGCTTAAGGATAAGCCAGACGTAGTATTCTTTACTCCTGGAAGAGGTAAGGTTGGAGAAGGCGAAGTCGTGTCAGACTACGATGCTGGCATGGACATCGCATTGCAAAAGGTAGATGAGGTTAAGTCTCGCAAGGCAGAGCCATCCCCTCAAGCAGAGCCAGTAGCAGAGCCAACCCCAGAGCAGAAAGCAGAACAGCCTCAAGGCGAATCAGCTATCAGAGGCATTCAGGGGCAGTTCGACGAATACGTAGCCAAAGAAGACGGATCTGCTGGGATTACGTCTATGCCTGGACTCACAAAGAAAGACGTAAAACTTGTAAATAAATTCCTTGTTCCTCACCTCAAAGCTATCGCTGGCTCCAACTACAAGATTGTAGTTCACAATACAAAGGAGTCTGGGGATAAGGCCTCAAGAAAGGGCGGTGAAGTCCTAGGGTTGATGGTTGAGAATGCAGACGGAAGTCTTGAGATCCACCTGAACTCGCAGCGTTTAGCTGAAGCTAGAAAAGCAGGGAAGGACCCACGGGCTGTCATCGCAGAGGAAGTACTGCATGCAGCTGCCATTGGTCCTGCCCTTAGAAAGGCATTCAAGGATAATCCTCAGGCCGTCTATGATCTTATAGATGGGCTAGAAGAGATTGCCTTGAAGTCTGGCAACCCAGAGCTTGTTGAGCAGGTTAAAGTCAAAGGGGAGCAGTACAGGAAGCAGCGTCAAGCTGGTGAAGGAGAGATCAAAGAAGAGCAAGCTCTTGAATATCTAACCGAGCTTGTCAATTACGACGCATCTCAACCTAAGCTTCTTGATAAGGTTAGGGTTCTCATTAATAAGTTCTTGAAGGCAACCCTCGGTAAGGATGCTATGCTTATCCAAGACATCTCCCAAGCAGACGTTGTGCTGAAAAAGCTTCAGCGAGCCATCAGAACAGGAGAGGTGTTGAGTGTGAAATCAGCAGCTCAAGACGTCAATACAGAGAGGGCCGCATTGTCACCATCTAGACTTCCTGAGTCTACTCCGTTTGTAGTGGAGATGATGACCTTCAAGAGGGACATAGATGGTGGTGAGACTGACGGTAAGCCCATGAGAATGACCTTTAATGGCAAATGGCAGTTCATTAACTGGTGGAAGTACAAGACCAATATGGGTAAGGGTCGAGGCTTCAGAAGTTATGACTACTTTAAGTTGGTCAAAGAAGATGGGTCGACGGAGCCTATCAATGCTGACGTCATGAAGAACTGGAAGCTCAAGCCTCCAGTATACCCAGAACAAAAGGCTCGGGCAAGAGAAGAAAAGAATAGTGCAAAGAGAAGACTTCTTTCTAAGTTTTTCGAGACGCTGAATACTGAGCGCAGAAAAGAGCAAGGTCAAGAGCCGTTTATGGGGACCGACTACATCAACGCCCTCAAAAGAGTTCTTCAAGAGATGCCTGCAGAAGACGTTGATTACCTCAACGAACAGAAAGAGACCATCATGCAGGACAGAGGTTTTGAGTATGAGTATGAGTTCGCTTGGGAAATTCTTTACGACTACGTCGAACTCGAAGAAGTAGAGGCTGCGTTCAATAAGATGAACGAAGAGTTCGGGATTGATGATGGAGATGGGATCACGGAGCGTGCTGCTATTTTCACTGTGGACAAGATTATCTCGACCCCTGATCTTTCAGCTAGGCATGAATCTCAACTTGAAAACAAAGCAAAATACTTGTGCTCGGTTGGATCTGGAACATGCGCGGCAAACGATAAGGTTTCTCTTATGCAAATGGAGAGCCACGTTATTAAGGGTATGATCGGTGAAAATCCAACTCTTGATCAAAGCGTCGAAGTGGCAGCGCAAGCTCTGGATGTAGCAAGACAGCACATCCTTAGAAATACAGGCATTGATGTAGCAGATGTGGATGGGAGCTACAATAAGGGGAGGGATACTGTCATGAATGCAGTTGCCGAAGACCCAGAAGTCCGTATGGACCCAAGGGCTTTTGGAATCGTGTACGATTTGCTTGTTGCTTATACTTCTAACGGGTCAAAGATCGATCCAAATCTGAACCTTGCGATACAGCTATTTGCTTCTGGGGTGAAGAGAATTCAAAGTGGAGCAACAGACTTTATCCGTCCGAGCAGAATCGAAGCTATTGCCAAAAGAGAGCAGGAAGGTACACTGGGATACGTGAGAGGAGACAGGGCTAACACCATGTCTAATCACCTGAGAGACATCAACGAGATCGTGAAGAGGTTCACGAAGGACGGAGTCTTTGACGAGAAAGCGTTTAAGGAAGAAGCGCTGAAGAGAGATGCGGATGGCAAGCTCGCTTTGGCTTCGATGATCGGTAAGGACTCCGTAAAGCTTTCTGAACTAGCTGCTGGGAACATGGGGGATAAGAACGCCATCCCGAAGGACGGTCACTTCAGAGATCAAGTCAACATCTTTAGAGGCAGGTTTAACCTCACCGATTTTTCAGATGGACTCGTCATATCAGAAGCAACTAGAACGTCCGCTATTGCACGCTTAAATGCGCTCGGAGCTAGCCTTAACGCTATGAGCTCTGACGCAGAGATTTTTGCAGAGATAAGAAAGCTAAAAGCTTCAGGGGATAACGCTATCGTTGGAGGTGCAAGAAGAGTGTACAACGACTTGATCGGCAATGAGATCGAAAAGCTTAGACAATTCGACAAAGAAACAGATCTGGAGTCTACTAAGCTTGTGAAGCTGGTAGCTAAGAAAATGGGGCTCACGCCATTCCAAGTTCAGCAGATCATGTACCATGATGGCATCTACTCTATGAGCAGCTATCAGGGAAAGCCATTTGTCAGTGATTACAAATCAGCTATGGAAAGATCTGCTCAGTCAGACTTCTCTATGGTCGACCTCGATAAGGCGCAATCAGAGCAGCTTACGATAAACTTTGAAGAAGTAGACCCTCAGTCTGAAAAGATCATGCCTACTCCAGGAAGAAAGCTTTTGACTAAGCAAGAGAGAGCTTCTATCGACGCTTCTGAAAGCCAACTCTACAGAGATAGAGATAAAGAGACAGCGACTTCCATGAAGGTGAGAGGTAACGAAGTGAACATGAGCCAGCTTATGGTGGACGACGCCTTGGCTACAGATGCTACATCAAGAAGAATCTTGGCGAAGGGTATAAATGTAGAGGCTGGACGCAAGGTTGGGGTTAGACTCAACCTGAACGTCATGAAGAACACAGGCGTTCCAGTGCAGACTGTACACGACAAGAGCGCTACTGGAGAAGCCTTGACGTACGCACCAGCCGTTACAGTTAAGAATGCAGAACTGTATGTAAACCAGAATGCGAGAGAGAAGATTGTTACGTTCCAAGAGAACAAGTTCCCTATGGCGAGTGTCAATGGCGAATTCGTTGCTTCGGGAACTGACCTTAATTATGACGGGGTTAGAGCCAAGTTCAATCCGTTCCGCCACAATGTATTCGTGGACATGGCTGGTAGGCCGATCAAGTCTGCTGAAGAGGCGACCATCATCGGAAGCGATGTGTTCTTGCGAGGCAAGATCGAATACTACGATATGTCAGACCCAGTGCTCGATAGAGGTAGAATCGAGTCAGAAGAATCGAGAGTAAAGAGAACAACTCGTGGGCCTAAATACGACAAAGCTGTTGCTAGATTCGAAGGATATGCAAAGGGAGTTTTGGGCATGGAGTTTGACTCAAGAGAAAAGCTTGAAGCGGAGTATGACAACATGGTGATTTCTTCTGAGGTAGCCGCATCGGAGTCTGAGGTTGCGAGCAATATGGCTGGAGCCATGGAGCGAGCTGCGATCTCTGTCAACACAAAGAAGAAGATGCGTGATGGAGTGAAGAGGAGAAAGAGCCAGTTCTCACCTGACATCAGATCTAAGATTGTAAAGGACCCAAGGAACTACATCATCCCTCAAAAACTTAAAGAGCTTAAGAAGGATGTCCAAGATCTGACCGATAAGGAGCTCCTTGACATCGTAAACGATGAGCAGCTTGGGGCCATCTCCATGATGAACGACAACCTCTCGGTTCTCGCTCAAGCTGAGCGATTAGCTAGGGCTGTGGCTAGAGGTGAAGCTGACTCAATCCCAGACCTCATTGCTGAGATGGGAGCTATGGGTACTACTGCAGGTAGATTGCTCCGCCACTTCAGAGAAGTAAAGAAGAGCTCTCCTAAAGGGATGGTTGACATCATCACTGCTGCAGTAGAGGCTAAAGGAAACAGCCTCAACCCTGAGCGTGAAGCCAAACTAAAAGACCTCGCGGCCAGAATGTTCCAAGCTCAAGCCGAAGTAGAAGATCTTCAAACTAGAGCAATAAAAGGAGAGAGAGTCAGCAAGGAGCTTGAGGATGCTGTCAAAAGACTCAAGGCAGTGGAGCGTGAGATGGATACGTTTACAAACGTGGTTATCGAGCGCGGATGGGGTGAACTATTAGGTCAGGTGGCACAGGGTAACTTGTTGACAACCATGTCACAAGTAACCAACGTTGTGGCTAACGCGGTCAACTCTGTATTCGACGTAGGCGTCGATCTGACATCAGCTCCAGTAAGAGCTTTCTCTAACTCAATCGCTAAGCTTGCTGGGAAAGAGTACGACGTAGACAGACAAGTTTCTTTGAGTGCGTACTTCTATGCGATGACTCACATGGGTAAGAACATGATCGACACCATCGATCAGGTTATCACAGGCCAAGACAAAGACACTACTGAGTGGCGTCAGTCTAGAGGCATGATGCCTATGAGATCACTCATGGCCGCTATCAGCGAAGGAGACATTCCGCCTAGCCAGAGAGCTAAGCTTGCATTCCAAGGAACCTTCGGTGTTCCTGCTGAGGTGATGTTTAGAATGCTTTCTTTCGGTGATACTCCGTTTAGAAAGTACTTCGAAGACAAGAACTTGTACGAGCAAGCTAAGGCTCTGGGTCTTGAGGGCGAGGCGCTCACAGACTTCCTGAAGCACCCGCCAAGAAAGAACGCTGAGAGAGCTAGAACGGCAGGCAGAAGGATTACATTCCAAGAAGAAACAGGATTCTCAAAGGGTGTTAACGAATCTATTTCATTCATAGAACAGAAGCTCGGAGCGGCAATGGACGTCTTGCCATACGTCAATGGAGAGCAGACAGCCAAAGCTCTTTTGAGATTCATGATTCCATTCCGAAGCACACCTGCTAACATCCTTTTAGAGAGTGCAACCTTTGCGTCCCCTGTTGTGGCTGCTGCCAGAGCAGCATCGGACCTCAACAAGGGAGATCTAGACGAGGCTTCTAGGAACATGGCGAAAGGCATCATCGGAGCTGTTGTCACAGAGACAGCGGTTATGCTGCTCGCAGAAGGAATCATGTCTGGTCCAGTTCAATGGGATGAAGAAGAGGAGAAGAACCTTGCTTACGATCAGTTCCCTCCGACTAGCATCAACATTTCCGCTCTTAAGCGCATGTTGTCTGGAGAAGACCCTGCGAAGCAGCCTGACGATGAGTTTGTTAACTACATGAAGCTGGGAACCCCAGGCGCTCTTATGGCTGCCGTGGCAGTTGGATACGACAAGGAAGAGTTGAGAGAAAGAGACTACGATGGAGCCATTGATTTCGCTAAGCACATGTTCTCAGACATGGTCGGTCTTGGACCTCTGACTGCAGCAGGATCTATGATGGAGCAAAGCTTCTTGCAGGGCCTTAACGATTTCTTGCAAGTTCTCGCTGGAGGAAATGTAGAGAGATCCGCAGAGAACCTTATGAACAGCGTAGCCAACGTTGCCTTGTCAGTACCATTCCCGAACCAGTTCAGCGCAATTCACAGAGCTACTCGTGAGTTTATGCCAGATAAGAGGTCTACAAAGGACATGGATATGGGTGAGCGCATGATGAAAAACATTGAGTACACCATCAAGGAGCGCACGTTTGGAGGGGCAGAGATCCCAATCCGAGTAGACTGGAAGGGCAACCCAATCAAGCAGAACCCAAGAGGTAATGTCGGATGGATGTATCAGTTATTCGATGTGACCAAGCTCAGACAAGGTGAGGACGACGCCGTATCTCAAGAGATCTACAGACTCATGGAGTCTACAGGTAACATTTCCAAGGCTGTTTCTACTCCTTCGTTTGCGAAGAAGCGCAAGGTCAGCGTGCCAAATATCTCAAGCAATAAAGAGCGCCTCGCTCTAAGGGCTGCGGGCAGGGACTACAGCTACCTGGACGATCAGAAGTTTGTCGACAGCGGCGTGTACTTCAACACAGAGCAGCTGAACAGACTCATGGCTATCGCAGGTAAGGAGAGATACCAACAACTGGAGATGCTGATCAACAGCGTTGACTACCAATACATGAGTGACGACGAAAGAGTCGAAGCCATGGATCAGATTAATGACATGTACAACTCAGTCAAGGAGTACGATGGAAGACAGTTCAAGAACCACACCCTCGCAGTCCTCGATATAATCCAAGAAATCTATGAGTCAGGAGAACAACAGGAAGAAGATTAAGGATACCAAGCTTGGGGCTTGGCTTAAAGAGAAAGCACCAGGAGTACTCAGCACCGTAGGGGATCTGCTACCAGATAGCGGGGCCCTCGGTGTGGTTAAGAACTTGCTAGACAAAGAGCCAGGGATTGATCCAGCTGAAGCTAAGGCAATGTTGGATGCTGAGGTTGCTTATCAGAAGGAAGTATCTAGGAGATGGGAAGCTGACATGAGTAGCGATGTGAAGCTCGCAAAGCTCATCAGGCCAGTTACTTTGATCTGCCTTATGGTAATGTTTATGGCAACTATGATAGCGGATTCCATTGATAATCTGCCATTTAACGTCAAAGATAGTTATGTATCTTTGTTGGAAATTCTTATGCTGACCGCATTCGGTGCTTACTTTGCTGGTCGAACGATAGAAAAAGCTAGAAAATAATGGAGGATTACCTGTCACACTTTGAGTTTCTTGTGGTCGCTGGATCACTTATCGGTGGGTGGATAAAGTTTCAAGCTGATTACAACAGGTTGTCCGCTAGAGTTTATTCTCTTGAGTCAGACAACAAAGAGTTTAAGGATAACATTAAACAGCTCCTCACTGATATTCAAGAGATTAAATTGTTGCTCGCTAAGAATCAGATGCAATAAGGGTCGACCGCAATTAAGCAGCCGACCCCGTAGCGAAGTTCCACAGCAATTATCCCTGTGTAACGTTGCAAATATAAGCACTACGCCTCACACACTGCGCAATTTAAGATATCCCTACCAACAGCCTGCGCCTGGTTGACACCGCGTTGATAGTAGATGGTCTTGATGCCAAGCTCCCACGCTTTGATAACCAGCTGGTTGATGTCCTTCAAGGGCACCTCGTCGCTGATCATGACGTTAAGTGACTGGCCTTGATCGATATACTTCTGGCGATCGGCAGCTTGCTGCACAACCTCCATCTGTGAGATCTCAGCGAACGTCTTGAACACATCCTTCTCTTCCTGATCCAGGAAGTCCAGATGCTGTACTGATCCACCCTTCATCATGATATCCTTCCATGTGGCTGCGTCGTCCTTACCCTTCTCAGCAAGTAGGTCTTTGAGATAAGGGTTCTTGTATGTGAACTTACCTTTAGCCAAATCTTTTGTGAAGTAGTTAGACTGAAGCGGCTCGATAGATGGTGAGACCTGACCGAGGATGAACGAAGACGAAGTCGTAGGCGCTACTGCCATGCGTGTGCTGTGACGGAAGCCGTAACCCTTGAGTACCTCTGGCTCACCACCCATAAGTGCCAACGCTTGGCTCATCTTGTCAGATGCCTCTTGGATAGAGCGGAAGATAGACCTGTTCAAGCTGCGTGCCATGACGCTCTCGAACGGGATGCCTTTGCTCTGCAGGTATGAGTGATATCCTAGGACTCCGATGCCAATAGACCTGTGCTCTTCAGCAAAACGAACAGCCTTCTCCATGAATGGAAGATCCTTAGCCTTGTCTACGAACTCAGTGTATACTGCGTCGAGAAAAGCTGTCATGATCTGCACAGCATCAGTGCCTTTCCAGTCGTCGTAGTGCAGCGCATTCACTGAAGACAAGCAGCACACGAAAGACTTAGTGTCGTCGGTGTACTCCATAATCTCAGCACACAACTGCGAGTGCTTGATCTCCATGCCCTTATCTACGTAGTAGTCTGGGCGATCTTTGTTCACGTTATCACGGAAGAAGATGTATGGGTAGCCTGTCTCACTTCGCTTCTTGTGGATCTTGGCCATGATAGAGCGCTTCTCTTGATCGCCACGAATCATGTCCTTCATCCAGTCGTCACCGATGCACACTGCAAACGACACGTCCTGAATAGGATGCCCCTCGCTGCGGATCTGCAAGAATTCCTCGATGTCTGGGTGCTCCACGTCCAAGTAAGCTGCCCAGCTACCGCGACGAACCTTGCCCTGCGAGATGATGTTGGTTGTTGTGTTGAACAACTCCATCATGGATACAGACCCATTGGTCTCTCCGCCTGTGCTGATCTTAGCGCCACGAGGACGCAGGTTTCCGAAGTACGTAGCTGTACCTCCACCCACCTTACTCATAGCTCCAATCTCTGCAGCGCCACGCAGGATGTCGAACGTATCGTCCTGAACAGTGGTGCCGAAACACGAGATAGGCAGGCCTTTGTTCTTGCCGAAGTTCACCCACACTGGAGTACTCAGGCTAAACCAGCCACGGCTCATGTAATCGTAGAACGTATCGGCAAAGTTGTCGAACGCCCCGTCCATAGTCTTCTCAAGGATCGCCTCTGCGTGATCGGCAATCTCTCTCACCCTCTCTTCGACCGTCTGGCCAGGGTCGAGGTAACCCTTCTCCATAAATTGTCGGGTCTCTTCTGTGACCCAGTAAAACTCTTTCATTAGAATAATTCTTCTGCGGTGAAACTCTTTGTGCTCTTCGCGTAGTCGATTGGCTTCTTGTGGAAGAAGTCAGACAAGGCAGAAGCGTACACCTCCTCATCCATCCATGCTGTCACCTCCAGCTCTTCTTGGTTCACAGGGAACTCAAAGGCAAAGCCGATGCGACGCATGCTCTCGTTCACACGATTCTTCAAGTAGTTGTTCAAGATAGACTCGCTAAGGAACTCATTATCAAAGCCTTGCAAGATCCACTTAATCAAGCCGTGCTCTGCGTCGAGGGCTACTTGCGCCTCCTCCCAGATGCGTGACTCCAGATCAGCGTCGAACAACTCAGGATGCTCAGCTCGGATCTGATTGACTAGAGCCATGCCTCCCTCTGCGTGCAGATTCTCTTCCTTGCTCGTGTACTGCACAACGTTAGCCGTGTCCTTGAGAACAGCCTTGAACCTGTTGAATCCAAGGATGGTGTAGAACTGGCTGAACAGCGACACGTTCTCAGTGAAGAGGGTAAAGAGGATGAGACTGTACAGGAACTGCTTACGATCGTCTTCGTATACGCGATCAACGTACTTGTTGAGATAGTTAACGCGGTTCAGTACAGGCTCATTCTCCAAGAGTGTCTTGAACTCGTCCTCCAATCCGAGCTTAGTCAGGATCTCTGAGTAGGCACGGGAATGGATTACTTCAACACCTCCAAACACAGCCCCCATATCCGCAATCTCTGGCTTAGGCAGATGCTTACCAATGTTCGACCAGTATGACTTCACTGCCACTTCAACCTGCGAGATGAGAAGGATGGCGCGTTTGATCACATCGCGCTCCTGTTCGCTCAGGCTCGTATGGTAGTCCTGAACGTCAGCCTTGAAGTTAAATTCATTGTGAGTCCAGTGGCTAGCCCACATCGCATTGATGAGTGGGTCAGTGATTTCAGAATAGTCGAAGGGCTTGTAGCTCAGCCTCTTCTCAAAGATTGAGTTAGTCATAGGGGTGGTAAAAAAGGTTGATGAAAGGACCTACAAGATACTCAATAATCTGTCTCGTAGCCCCACACTCGGTAGGACTCTAAGCACTTGAGATCGTGCAAGTTAAGTTTTGTGATGACATCCTCACGGTCTTTGCGGCTGTACTTTTTTCGGTACGCATGCTGCTTGTCCGTAACTAATTCATCGATGACATTCTTCTCACACCAGAATGCCAACTCTTGTCTGTCGACAATGGCAAACCCACCCTCTTCGGGTATGTCGAATGCGATGATGTGCGCGTTGCCATACATCCATCCTGGGTTTCCCCTAACGTTCTTGAATTCACACCAGATCTCGTCTGGTAGATTGTTTCCCTTGACATCGACTGCATGCTTCCTGTCTGTGTACAGGAGCCAGTAATCGATGTGCTTGTGCATGTCTTCCTTGCGGCTGGCCTTCATGACCTTAAACCCAAGTTTCTCTGCGGCCCTCTTGAACCTCACCTCTGCCATTCTGCCAGTGGAGTTAGAATAACTCCTCCTGCTCTGGCTTTGCATTGGCTTCCCAGTATTCGTAAGATGTGTCTCTTGCTAAACTCGCCTCGTGCCTGAGCTTGGATATCATAGAGTCGAGGACTCTTGACACCTCCCCAGGATCTTCCTTTGGTTTGCCGTCTTGGGTGTAGAGGTCTTCGCTGTAGTTGGCGATGACTTCATACATCCTCTCGATGGCTACCCCATAGGCAGTACCTAGGGCTTCGATTGGAATCTTCTTGTTCATTTTGATTTGATTATTTGGATGGCCTCTTCAATTTGTTGCCTGTTACGGCAGATGAATAACATCGGGAGTGGCTCACCAAGTTTCATCAGGTAGTCCATGAACAGCTTCCACCGCATGGGGAAGTCATGGTGTGAATGGATGTACCCTTTGGTCTCGATGATCCAGCTCCCATCCTTTGCTACGAAGTCAGGGGTGTACTTGATTGGAAGAACCACCTTGCCAGTCTTGTCAATCAGACTCTTTGATTTGGGAGTCATCTTGAAATAAGTCTGTGGGTAGTTGAACTTGGGGAGGATCTCGTACTCACGTTCCTCGTAGGCAAAACTTAGCCCCGATTCAGCGAGAAGATTCCCACATGTCTTTTCCAATCCGCTCTTGTACTTCCCTAAATCCTTTTTCTTAGCGGACTTCCTCTTCGTAGTTCCTTTCCTTTGTCGCTTCACTCTGCGAAGTTACAGCGGAATTCTGGAAAAAGAACTCGTTAGAGGGCATATTAAACCGCTTGTACTTATCAAACTCTTTATCAATGCTTTGGAACAGCTCACTACCTGTCGTGTTGATACGGAAGGCTGTGTGAGAAGTGTTCATTGTAAAGGTGATTGGGTCGTCGATCGGCGTAGGCTGTCCTCCTGTCTCTGTCTCACGCACCTTGCGGATGTGCAGCTCAGTAGTTTTCTTGATGTTGTGATCTGGAGCTTGCACCTTGCGGTGAACCGTGATGAAGCAGTCAGCTCGGTTGACGAACTTACCACCACCCTCGGTATCCTCTGCGTATGGTGCAACAGGCAACCCGTCGTCACCCTTGCGTCGTTGCGCCTCAGTCACAGCGTGCATGTTCAACCACACAGCCACGTCATTGGAGTTCGAGAAGGTCAAGAACTCTGAAGCTGCTTGGTAGTGGTAGTCATGAGAGTTCCCATTACCTGTGAGCTCAATCTTCAGGCTGTTGTACGGATCAACAAACACAGCATCACACTCTTGTTGTCTCACGATCTTCTCAAGGAAGACTAGGATGTCAGAGTAAGAGTACACTTGGTTGTTGCTGATGACAGTGAAGTGCTCATTCACCCACTTGTAAGCAGCCTTGCGTTGATCGTAGTTCATGTCACCGATCTTCCTGTTGACTGCGAACTGCATGAGAGACATCTTCAAGGATGCGGTTCGGTTCTCCGAGGAGTACACGACCCACTTCCATCCGTGCCGCACAGCTGAGTTAACCATCATGTAAAGGGCGAACGTAGTCTTACCCACGTTAGAGTGCCCGTTCATAATCACGAACTCCTTCTTGTAGCGGAAGTACTGGTCGAGCTTGTTGTCGCCAGTGTCTAGCCCCACAGGAATCTTGCCGTTGGCGTAGTCGTCGATCCACCTGAAATCCTCGTCGTCAGAAGAGATGAAGGACATGTCGCCATCGTTGATGAGCAGCTCACGCTGGGCGTCTTGCTCGCTGTCAATGACCTCTCGGATCGGCATGTTCTTGCCTACCTCGATGGCTTGACGGATGGTTGTCATGGCCGCCTGCTCGCTGTCGATATCACGCTTGCAAATCTCACGGAAGAGCACGCGAACAGCCTCCTCTTCTTCAATACGACCTGCTGAGATGTAACCACCTACCAGCTTGGCCGCCTTGAGCAGAGCCGCATGCTTCTCTCCGTCGTCTGACTGGCGGATCATACGTGCCGCTAGGTTGAGCTTCATGTAGTCCGTGAACTCACCCACCTTCGCCTCCTGCACTTGCTCGCTGCGCTCTGTTGCGAACGCACCAAACTTCTTAGCATCGGGGTTGATGATGAGGTCAGGGTCGTAAGACTCGAAGCAGGCTCGTGACTCGTTGATGCCAGACTCGTCTACCTCTAGGTCGTACTGCTTGTGGAAGTACGTCCGAAGCGCACGGAAGTGATCTCTGTGACGCTCAGGGTTGGTGACTCGGACTAGAGCTTTGAGCCCATCACCACTCGGTGAAACCCAGCAGCTAAAGACGTGAGCATCCGTAGCCAAAGCGCTCTTGGCCTGAGCAACATCAACGTGATCGAAGTCCAGAACAAGGATTCCGCTGTGCTCGAATAGAGCATCGTCTGAACGCGATGCAAACTCACCACTGAAGCATACGACAGGAAGTTTCTTCTTCGCATTCTTGTCTCCAGATCGTACCGCATCAATCGTGGTTTTCGACTGGCCCGTCTTGATCCTGTCGAGGGCAGTCATCACGTTGACATGGTGCGGGGCGTTCTTGTCGAAGACGTCTTTGAAGAATGTCACTTTCATTGTATTCGTATTCAAGGATTAGTTCTAGATAGTGAATGGCTTTCAGGATATCCTCCGCCCCATTCTTCAAGCGGTGTCGGCAGAGATACTTAATCACGTTACCCTCTATGAATGGAAGGTTGTTCTTAAAGATGAACTCTGTCGGTTGGATGGGCATATCATAATGATCCCCACCCTCTTGCCATAGTGATGGTTTCATACTGCGTTGCTGTTTACTTTACCTACTGCTTTCTTTGAGCGTATCTGGCGTATCAGGATGGACTTGATGCCCTTGTACGTCTTTCCGTATAGCTCAGTTTCTAACCTGTCCATGGTCTTTCTGTCCTTGGACATGATGTCTGCTGGTATATCGTACCTGCTTACGATCCATACTACCCTGTCGAGCATGCGCTTCCCCTTCTTGTAGGAGATGTCTGCTGTCATTGAGTAGATGTTCGGGAGATTGTCACTGCCCATTTCTTTTTCAATTTGTCAGCAATCCATTGCATCGACACTTTCTTACCCATCACCTCTTGGCAATCTTCTTTGGTCAGGACAACGGAGTTGTCTCCCTTCTTGTTAGGGATGATTAGGCAGATGAACTTCTCTGTGAACTTTGGTATGTACACGTTGAAGTCCTTGTCGTAGTCGCTCATAATGCAATGGAATGTGAGATTTAGATTGTCTTTCCTTCCGCAGAAAGAGAAGGGACCGAGAAACTTTACGTCTCTCAGCCCCCACTCCATGGCTGCGTAGAGCCCTACTGGTTTAGAAGGGCAGGTCCGCAGACTCTTGCTCTGCATTAGCTACTTGTTTCTGCTGACGCTTCTCTTTGGCTGCTTCGCTGTTCGGGTTGAACACACGGGCACACGCCTTTCCGTTCTTGCTCATGAAGAGAGTCACGTACACATTGCCACCACGACCTTCTTCGTCACGCTTGGTAACGTATTGGTCGAGCATGTCTTTGAGTTCGTGGTCTTTCAAACGCACGTTCCAAGAGATAAGCTCTCCTGCATCGTTGAACTTGGGGTCGTCAGCCCAGCCGACGAGAACTGAATCATATTTCTGATCGCTCATGATTAATTAATTAGAATTGAGATTAAAAGATAAACCGAAAGATAAGCCGAAAAGTGCAAGGCACAACGGCAAACGTATTCAAACTTTGAATTGTACATAGTCTTGTTCTGGTTGTTTGTTGCCCTGGAGGAAGTCTTCGATGCGCTCGATGGCGTCATTGAATTTCATTTCACCAGCGAACAATGTTTCATCTGAACACTCCACCACTGCAGGTAGATAGGGGTACGTCTTCTCTTGTACAAGCCAGTAGAACTTGTTGACACCAAACACCTTGCAGTAGATGTAAGCTTGGATGTCGTAACAGAAGTCACGTACACTATAACGAAACTTGTCAACGGCCTTGGTCGACTTAGAGTCCACGATGAATCCATCACCGAGGCAGTCTAGAAAACCTTTGACTCTCACAGGTCCGAGCATCTCGTTGAACTCCACTTGGTAGTTGCCTGAAGACAGCAAGCTGTCCACCAGACCGCAACGTTCGAGTCGGTCGATCATCTCGTTCGCCATCTTCCAATCAGCAGGTGAACAAAGCTCTTTGCCTTGCCTGCCTGCTTCTTCAATGAGAACTGATTGCATCTCCTTGAACTCCTTCGTCAGCTTTGGACGCTTTGACGCACGGGTTTTGTCCGAGCATCGGTCAAGGATAGCATCATCTGATACTACCGAGTAGGTATCGAATGCCTTGTCACGTTCGAATAGAAGCATGTCGTAGAGCGTACCGAAGGTCAGTGCGGGTGACTGAAACTTCAGTTCGCCTTTCATGTACTGGTCGAACTTCGCCATGTCAGTGAGAGCCACCTTCAATGACGAGTACGACAGGTGCGGTTTGTTGTACCGCTCTTGCAGTGCTTGAGGGATATCAATCATTCAAGTACCGATGAACCGTGGACTTTGGAACCCACGTTTGACGAGAAATCTCACGAACCGACATCCCCTTGCTACGGAGGCGACGGATGCGCTTGATTTGACTTGCGTACTTCATGCGGCTACGCTGAGCTTCCTTGCGCTCCTGCAGCTCAAGGTAGATACCTGAGACTGCAAGAACTACAAGGATTCCTGAGATGAAACCGAACAACATCATCGTACAAACTTTTTGAGACCCGCCTTCTGCTTGTCGGTAAGCTGGTCGCCATACTTAGTGACGATGCTATCGAAAGCTTTCTGCTTGTTGGTCTGTGATTTGATGTACGTCACGGCTTTGTCCATGATGTTTTCAGTCGGAACATCGGTGCTCGTTTCTTGCTTGGCAATGGCGTCTTGGACTTCATTAGCTGACGCAATAGACGTGTCGATTCCGATTCCGAGAATTGCCAGTGCACGACCGACGGCTGATGTTTCACAATTTTCGACATAGCTAGTCTTGTTGATGTTCGACGAACCCTTCTCTTCGTGGGCATGACCTTGAGCCACGACGTTGCCGTCTGGCGTAGTGATAGTGCATAAGCACAGGCACTGCGTGTCGTCAATGATCGGGAACTCCGTGCGGATGCCCCACCCATCGTACTTCTTCTCCTGTCGGAAGAACTTGATGCGTTCGTTGACCTCAACGTACTGCTTGCCACGAATGTTCGTGGTCTTGAACTTGTAATTAGACATTTAATTTAGATTGAATTGATTTCTTCTCTTCTATCATCTCTCGAATCATCCTGTCGATGTATGCGATGCGGTCAAGCTTCGCAGTCTCGCTGAAGTATGAATCGACGATGTACTTCGCAGTCTCAAAGAACGTATCATACCCATCCCACACGGCAAGGTTGTCGTCGTGTGTCCGTTTGTAGTGTATGATGGTCGTCCTGTCCTTATCCAAAACATCTGAGGTGAGAGAGTCACCGATGTGCTTGGTAAGTGCTACACCAAATGCAATACGAGGTTGCGTATGCTTAAGGTGTCGTGCCTTCGAATCGTAATCGATACCTATCGTTTTGAAGTATAGGTTCAGGGCTTCACGCCCGTTGTCGATAAGGGTTAGTGGATTGGAATTCAAATTTAGTGAATTAGTCGTAGTTAAACAAGTTTTCCGTGTATTTTTTCTCGAATGTTTGAGTGGATGTCAGCGTACACCTGCATCGCAAGCATCACAGTCTCCATCTTCTCAGACAGGTCGTGTAGCGCACCCTCCATGTCAAGCGGAGTGTACGTCTTGCGTGAAGCGTACTGCGGAATCACCATCTCGTTGGCGTGCTTGCAGTGCTCAATGAACTCACCGAGTCCTGCACTGACAGGCATCTTAGACCATTCAAGAACGTCGAACTCAATGATGTCCTCCATTGCAAACATGCGGGCCAGAGTAACAGCTTTCGAGTCGAAGTCAAACTCGTTGTTGATGTACTTGATAGCTTCTTCGTTAGTCATTGGGGTCGTAAATAATGAACGGCTCGTCGTGGGTACGACGCTTCCATGCCAGTTCAAGACTTGGCGTCACGAAGATTCCTCCGTTGCGGAAGTAGCCGTAGATAGGTTCATTCTGATTTTCAATATCCATACTCCTTTGCTGTTTTGTAAGCTTCAAACATTTTGTGTCCGAGTTTCTCGTAGTTGGGGGCTATGTATGCCTTGCGTCGCGTCTGCGAATCCTCCCATCGTTCGTACTCGGTGACGAAGATGCCCAACAAAACCTCTGCTTGTTTATTTACCATTGGCGATTTGTTTTCCTCTCATTTTAACGGCTTCATAATGCAGTGCCCATAGGTTATCTACGTTGCGCTGACTGATTTTCATCTTCGAGTCTTTCGACTTTCGAATGGCGCTCTGCCCGACCACGATGCACCTTGCGACGAGAAGGAAGAACTCTCTGTTCATCTTGATGGTGACGTAAGGTTTGCTCGACATGATTTCGAACTTGCCATTTATCTTCTCTTGCTTGGGCGCTCTCGATCGGATGAGCGACTTGATGTACTTAATCATTTAATTCTTGTTTTAGTTTGAGTCGCATCTTCGCTTCCCAATCCCTGACCATGCAGTCAAGAATCATCTTGTCTTGCGGGGAAGCTGTCTCTTCGAACCGCTGAAGGCGGGCTTCTATCTCTTGCCATTTCTTATCTAGGTATTCGTCAGTCATTGCTTTGAGTTTCTTGAGAACGTGTAGGTTTCGTTTCCGATTGTGAATGTGAATGTGAAATCTTCGGTGCTCTTGGGTACTTGCACTTGCTTTGGCGGTTGAGGTGTGGGCACGGGGGCGTTAGTCGACGTCACCCCTGTCTGCGCCTTGACCTTCTTGCGAGGTCTTTTGTGTAGCGCCCTATCCACAGTGGCTAGACTACACCCAACCGTCCGTGCGATGACCCTGTGCGTCTCGCCTTTGTCTTTCAAGTCTCTGATGCGAGCGTCTCTTTGGTCGCGCTCTTCTTGTTCTGCGTTTCTTACGTCCATTTTTTCTGCGTGATTAATTATTTCTTTGATTTTTCTTTTGCTGATTCGATACATTTGGTGCATCTCTTCGATGCTTGCTCCCTGAAAGAAGTACTTTCGCCTTATTGCAGTTTCAAGGCATGGAGCTGAGGTACTTGGAATTGTACTCATGATTCTTGGTCGTCAATCCCGTGGATACGGCACTCGAACTCCTTGTCTGCACACAGCCCCCTGAGCGAGTCAATGACAGCATCTTCGGAGTAGTCCCCGCACTTGCCACGCATCCAGTCGAGGTCAAGCTCGTCGTCGAGGTCAATCTCTTTGGTGAAGCTCACCTCGAAGCCACCGACATACTCGCTCTCTTCGACGTTAATTGTCTGCCCTTCAAGCTCCGCGCATGCCGACAGCACACCAGTTTGAATACCCTCACGGAAGATGGCGATAGCTACGTCCTTGGGGATGACGGGCATAGTAGCTCGCTCTTCGAGTTCGCGGTATGCTTGGCATCCGCATGGTCCGCTTGATGCTTCTTTCTCTTTGCGTAGCTTCTGAAGCTCTTCCATGCAGTCCCTCATGCTGTCGTAGTACCCCTGCCCTTGTACTTGTTGTTGCTCTAACTCACGTTCGAGTCTTTTGATTTGGTCAAGGAACCCTGCCTCCCTGTCGATGTGGAACTGCACGGTGTCGTTGAGGTGCTTGATGGTGTTGCCATCGGCAAACGCGCTGTCCTTCATCTCATCAATACGCTCCGCAAGTACGGCGCACTCGCTCTTGAGTTCACCGACCTGATTTTGGAGGGCTTGCTCACGCCCCGTCTGCTCGGATGATTGCTTCTTGGCCATCTCTTGGCGGAACTCCATCGACTCGATGGTTTTGTTGGCAGAGGAGATAGCGTTCTCTGCGTAGCGGATAGCCGCTTCAAGCTCTTGCTTGGATTCTTGTACTGAATTCATTGTATTGAAGTTTAAGTTAGAGAATGTCGTTGTCGTATGCTTTGTCTGTGATAGACCCGTCCGAGTCGATCCACCCGTCCTCGATGAGAGCGCTTGCTGTTCGCCCGTAGTGCCCTTGCATGCTCCAAACCATCTTGTTCGATATGAGTTCTGAGAAGAGTTTGAGCGTTTCTGCGTCGTCCATGAAGCCCATCTCGTAGCTCATGATGCGGTCTATGATGTCAGTCATTTTCATTGTCTTTTGGTTTTGCATTGAAGTTCAAATAATCTTCGGCAGTCATGCCGTAGAGCTTGCGCTCTTCTTGCGTCAGCTCCATAGGGGTGTTCCATTCGTCACTCATCGTCTTCATTGTCTAGTTGGTAAAGGATGTCCAACACGCATTGTAAGTCGTGCTTGATGCCTGCGACCTTGTATGTAAGGTCTTCGATGATTTCTTTTTTAGTCATAGCTGTCAGAGTTTTTGGGTTTAGGAATGCGGAAAGCATGCATCACGTAGTCGTCGATGTCGATGAAGGCGTGGTTGCGGTAGTACACAGCGGAGATGAACTCCGTCAGTTGTTCGAGGCCGTGCTCGTCGGGCTGATTGTCCATCACATCAGAGGACACACGAGCCACCAATGACATGCACAAGGGGAAGTAATCCCATGCAGGGGAGGTGTCTTGTTGGTCCCACGTCAGCCAACACGACTCGGTGGAGTCAGAGCGGTTGGACATATCAAGCTCGATGATGCGGAGCACCTCGACACTAACGTCGTCGCCATACTCTGCCACCCAATCGTCGTGCTCCATGTCTGATGGAACACAGGCGGCGTAGTCCTCGTATTGACGAGTGAGTGTTACCTCAGCCCCATCGTCTTGATGCTCGATACATACACACATTTCATCCTTGCGGTAGTCGTCGAGGATTTGCTTGAGATGTTTCTCTGCGAACCCCCGCTTGGGGAAGAACTCGCAGGTGGTGTCGGAGTACCCTTCGAAGAGTCCTGCGACAGCGTGGATTACTGCATATTGTTTCATGGTTATTGAATTGAAGTTTGTTATCTGATTTCTTTTCCTGTGTCCATATAGAACCAAGTAGGGTCTCCGTATTCGTTCTCACCGACTTGGATTTTTAACCTGTCCACGAAGTTTTCATTAGAATCGACGACCTCGACGTAACATCCGTCGCACTCATCGCACTGCATAATGTAGTCTCTCGTGCCGTCTTCAAAGAAGTCTGATGCGGCAAGACATACGTCGCAAGAATCTAACGCCAAGCAGTGAGGACACATGGTCTTGGCTTTGGTTGGGTCTGATGTAATCATGTTGAATTGAAGTTTTGAATGTTGAAGTGTTCGTGTATATCACCTTCTTCGTAAACTCAGAAGGTGTATATACACTCACACATAAGTAGGCAGAGGAGGATTCGAACCTCGGGGAAATCACTAACGACGCGATGAGTGGAAAACGCCGCCCGACCATCGGGATTCTCTGCCTATATATGCTCGTCTTTCCGAGCCGTCAGTCATTGGCAATCATATCGGTCATGGATTACACACACCCCCCTTCTTGACGCAACCGATTTGACCACATTTCTATGGCTGAATGCCCCACCACACCTGACAAGGTAATGTCGTTTTCTAGCGTCAAGGGGTAATGAAGGGAGGTTGGGATTCGAACACAACTGCCATCCGTAGATGTACGCACCGACTGCGCTCCCTTGATTGAGGTGAGGGGAGGCATGACGTTTCACGCCAACCCCTCGTGGTCAAACTTCAATTAACCAATTCCTCTTCGAGAAGGCCATCCTTGATGATGCCTTCCATGATGTAGTCAATGATGCGGTCAATGATGTCCGCACTATCGCTCCAACTCCCGTACCCTTGAGCATCCAACAGGAACTCTTCGAGTTGCTTGTGCAGGTCTCGTGGGATTTCGTAGCGTAGGTAGTCCACCAACTCTTCGTAGTACGAGTCCATCTCGTACTCATCGTAGTAGCACCCGTCGCTGTCATACGCCTCGCTTGACCTCCACAGGTTGCAGAACCCGTTGTTGTAGTAGTCGTAGCCGATGCGAGAGATGGCACGGAGGGCTTCGGGGAGTCCGTCCTTTGCCTCACCTGACGCAGGGATAAGCTGTTTCCATGCCTTGTTGTACTGCGCTTGGTACTTGCCTTCGTTATCCCAATAGGAGCCGCTTGGCTTGTCTATAATTACCTTAGTCATGGTTGTCTCGTCTTGTTGGTGTGATTTCCATGGTTACATCCCATGTTGCTTGGCAGTCCTCACATTCGAAGTCGTGGCATTGTTGCACCCAACCTCCTGCGGAGTAACCTGTTTCTTGTGAGCCGAGGAAGATTCCCTCGCCGCCACACTTGTGGCACTTATCGTGTTGTGTCATGTAGTTAAGGTTTGTAGGTATTCGATTTCTTCGTCGTGGATTCGGAAGCTGAAGGCCTCCTGAAGGTCAGAGTTCCACACGCTGTCCAACCACACGCCGTGGTCGTCAGGCGCACCCTGCACATGGGAGGCATCAAAACCTCTGTCTTGCAGTACTTTGACTGCTGATTCGCATTGTTCTTGTGTCATGCTTCGATGATTTGAAATTCGTCTGATGTCTTGTTAGCCCATCGCCTGATTTGTCCGAGCATCTTCTCGCACTGCTTCTTCGTGCCGATGTACCAAGTGCTATACTCCGCAAGGGATTGGTTGCTTGTGCTGATTATTCTATGTGTCATTGGTTTTGGATTCGTGATGCGATTGACGCAGCAGCAAACGAAAGGTAAAGGGCTACCAAGTCGGCGTACAGGTCATAGATTTCAGTTCGAGGGTCAAAGTTGGGGTCATCTTCCTGACGTGCGAGGTAGTCCCCCATGATGTTCATAAATTCTTTCATTGTTCTTTGGATTCGATGATTTCAATGATGTGCTCTGCCATCAACTCTTCCATGCGGTCGATGACGTCATCCACTTCGTCCATGGTCAAGCCACACTCGTGACGTAGGTACTTGTCCAACAGCTTGTATGCGCTGTCTGACGTGGTGTGCTTGTGGTTGAAGCAGTTGCTGATTTCGACAATGATGTCGAGGTCTGTGAATGCTGTAATTGTCATTGCTTTGGGGTTTTGAGTCGTCCGTCAACAGCGTCGTTTGCGTAGTCGTCGAGCAAGTTCACGATGTCTTGAACTTGGTCAGGGTTTGGGTTGACCACGTTTGACAGGAGGGAGGCAAAGCCCTTGACGTCATTTGGCACGAGTCGTGCGGCTCGGTTGAGCACGGCGAGGTTCTTGCCGAAGTGGAAGTCGTTGAGGTAGAGCACTGCACGCCCCACAGGTTGTCCAAAGAAGTTGTCCATGATATTGGAGATTTGAAGTTTGAAAAGTTTGAAGTTTGAGAGGGGTCGTATATCACCTTCTTCGTAAACTCAGAAGGTATATATACTCACCTCTCTTATTGGAAGTCCGTTGTCGAGATGCCGAACTCTCGAAGGTCGATGTACACGTCAGCGTCAAACGCATCTGACACCATGTGCACAGCTTCTATGTCCTCCATCGCGGAGAAGATGAGGTATGACATCACGAGTTCCTTGTGGCTCATGCCACGGAATGGGTTGTCTTTCATCGTGCTTCCATTTTGGCTTCCGCCACGTCCAACAAGTAAGAGATGAACTGACCGATGCCAGTCAGGATGATGCCCCACGCCAGTGACATTTGAGCGTACATCAGGAAAGGGGCTGCGTAGGTTACAATGAACTCGTTCATAGTAAATTGAAGTTTGAAAAATTGATACTGACACCAAAGGTGTTTCGGGTATTAAACCCTCATCAGAGTACCTGCTTGACGGACTTGATTGTCCATCCGTCGGGCACAAGGTCGAGTGCCCGTTGCTTGGCATGGTCGAGCGACCACGCCTTGAACGTCATGTCATCCCAGTCGTCGCGGTCACGGCCACGATAGTAAATCATCCTGAACTCCGTTGAAGGGCAGGACTTTGGCATCCAATCGCTCATTGAAGTGCCAAACTTGGGGTAGCGTTCCCACACATTCATGACAAGTCGGCGATTTCTTGTTCGACCATCATCTGCTCATCACATGACAAGCTTGTGAACTCCTCGGAGTTGAAGTAGGCGTCAGCCCCGAACACTTGGTACATGTCCACCATGGCTTGCAACTTGGCGATTCTCGCCTCAACATTTGAATTTTTCATTGGAAATGAATTTGAAGTTTGACATAGACACCCTCTGCCCCCTGCGTCAGCGACCCAGCAGTGACCCGTGGCTTACACGTGATACGGGATGGAGCGTTGGTTACGTCGAGGTAGCTATCCTCGATTTCACCGAAGGTGTTTCGCGCATTCAGCGCTCATCAGTATGTCTGATACAGACACCCCGAAGGGTGTTTCGTCCATTGAGGACTCATCAGTGTACCTGTGGCATCACATACCCAAGTGGGCTTCGAGTTCTTCGTCGAGGTGGTGCTTGAGGATGTACTTCCTTGCGTCCTCGTCGTCACCTAACGCCCTGTAGACGTCTACACTTGTCATGTAACCTGAAGCGATGACGCAATCGATGATGTCTGAAACGTTTGACATGATGGTTGAATTTTGAAGTTTGAATTTCGAGTTAGAGAGAGGGGTCGTATATCACCTTCTTCGTAAACTTCAGAAGGTGTATATACTCCCCCACTCATGGGTTAGCAAGTTGGGTCGAATGGCAGGTCAGAGAAGCAAACTTCGTTTGCCGTGGGTGTCACATCTGACGCCATCATGACGGCCAAGGTAGCGGTCAACTGCTCCAACTTGGCTTCCAAGGAAGCTACGCGGTCATCTGACGTCACCTTCATGGGTGCGGCCTTCGGCATGACGACAGCTTTTTTGACTGCCTCGGCTTTCCGCTTGGCTCGGCTTTCAGCCCCTGTGTGACGTGACACGTCCTGAGCCGCTTTCCGAGCCGCTTCGACTGAAGCCTTCGGCTTCCGTGTGGATGGTGTGACAGGTGTGTCTGCCTTGCCGTGGAAGGCCTTTTCTTGCTTGTCAGCTACTCTAGTAGCTGCAGTGGCTTTGCCAGACTTTTGCTTCCGCTTACGCTTCTTCGAAGCGTTCTTCTTGGTGGACTCCAAAGAGTCCAAGTACGCCATCAGGTCACGAACGGCGGCTTTCGCCTCCTTGACTCGACCTTCGGTCGTTGAGAAAGATGCAGCGTTCACTGCTGACTTAACTGCTTTCAGCAGTTCTACTCGGTTGGTTTGATTGTTCATCGTAGATGAAGATTTGAAGTTTGACTCGGCTCGACTTTCGAACCGATGGTCCAAAGGTAAGGCGATGGGTTTCTTACTTCCAAATTTTTGAGGGACTAATTCCATGCGCGATTTTACCTTCGGTAAAACAGGCGCGAAGAATTTGTGTGTGCGCGTAAGGCACTGCGCTGTGCAGTGTGCCGTGATGCAGTGTGATGCGTTGCAGTGTGGCGTCATGGCGGAGGGGTTTCGGGTTAGGCCGTAAGGGGGTATGGGGATTGTCCTCAAAGAGGAAACATCGGTGTAACTCTCAGCTGTACCGCTACTTCACCTGACACCACGTAACCTGCTCAGCACCAGTCAGTTACGAAAAGCTGGAATGTATGCGCAAAATGCGACGTGTATCGTACCCACGGGGTTGCGTAATGCGTTTCGGGTGTGCGTGCGTAACGCCTATAGGTACGTATAATCCCACTACTCCCTATAACACCCTCAAATTTCAAAGCTGGTTCGCCCTCGATCGGCTCACACTCGCTTGATGTAGAGGCACTCAAGCTGTTCTAAAACAATAAGTTAGACTCATTTACTTGATCTATTACTCTAACTGAATTCTATGTCAGAAATCTGCTGTAACTTCGCCTCGAAGCAAACGAGAAAGAGAAGCTTCTTAAGTAAATAAGGGAAAAGCTTCTAAGCAGTCTTAGGAAATGTTAGAACATTTCAAAGCTGTTACTTTATTGCTGAATTGGCGCAAGAACTATCTTGTTATATTTGCAACATGAAAGCAGTAAAGAAAGCCTCAACTGGCGCGATCGTGAATGGTGATCCTAAATACATCAAAACCAAAAAGAAGCTGAAGCAGGAGAAAGAAACTCCGAAGGCTTTTACCATGACCATTACCCCAAAGGACCCTAAGATGAACCTCCCTGGAATGACTAAGGTTCTGCAAGAGCTTGGTCTTGTAGCAGGCGGTAAGGATAAGATGGCATTCACCAAGACGAAGACTAAGAAATCCTAAACGCTTATATTTGCATCATGAGAGCACAAAAAAATTACGACAATATGTTCCTGGGCGGTCTCGTAGATAAAGCGAAGGGATTCGCTGAAAAGAGACCTGGAATGGCCAAGGCTATCGGTCTGGGCGGAGGCATGCTTCTGAATAAAGCGATCGGCAATAAAGGAGCTGGACTCTTCTCAAAAATGTCTGGCGCTGGTCTGATGGGTATGCTCGGAGAGCATTTGCGACAGCGTCGTAATGCAAATCAGAATATCGAAGTGCCTCAGGCTGAGTACGGAGCTATGGTCAAGAAGTACCGTACTGGAGGGATGATCTATGCAGAAGATTCAGATCTCTTGCAAACAGAGAAAGATAAGAATGGAACTTCAGGAAATGGAGGCGAGCTTAGGACTCCAGAAGGTAAGAAGATGAGAAAGGTTGGGGACCTTCTCAGAACGCTTGAAGCGATCGAGACACCAGAGGTCTACCCAGAAGACATCGCTGAGGACTTCGTTGCTGTTCGCGGGGCTGATGACAGAAGAGAAGAAAGAGTGGCGGCCATTGAAGGTCGGGGAATCGGAAGATCTCTTGATGACCCAAGACTTGCTCAACCTATGAACTTCGAGGTTGACGGAGAGAGATTTACGCTGGAAGGCGTTGAGCTAGGAGGCTACGACGAGGAGAAGGGAATTATGAACCCTAACGTCATTACGCTTCCTGCTGAGATATACGACATGATGGAGGAAGGAGATATCAGCGAGGCCGACCTTGGACAGGTTCTTTCCGTATACTACGGTCGTCAAGGCGATCAGAGAGGTTCCAGCTCAAAAATCACAACCAGACCCAAGTTCATAAGAGGAGAGGATCCTGAGGGCGATGACGACGACTTCAGAAAGGGAAGGCCTCCTCGCAACAGAAATCGAAAGATTAACCTCAACTGGCCAGAGTTTAACTTTCCTAAGCCCGAACCTAGAAGTGTAACAAGGTACTCAAGGGGTAGTAACGCTCCAAACAAAATGAGGCCTTTGTTCACCCCAGGTCAGCACAGAAGAATAGGGAGAGGATCTTAATCCTCCTCCCTTGTCAAGAAGAACTCCACACCCATAACGATGTCTTCGTCGTCCTGGGGCGCTACGAAAGAAAAGCTCTGACCAGAGAATCCGTCCATCGACACAATGGCTGTGTATTGCTGGCCTGAAATGATGTCGTCGAAGCGACACGTTCCGTCCATGTCTGCTGATTCAACCCGAGTCACCCCGAAAGAGGACTGCAGAGTTACGTGTGCCCCCTCCATAGGCATGATCGAAACGTCGTCGTAGATGTAAGTGAACAGTGTCACGTCGCCTTGAGCGACGCAAGTGATGCAAGACAAGAGGAAAGCGAAAGTTGCAATGTAATTACGCATGATTGTTGATTTGAATTTTGTAAATTTGTTCGTTGCTGATCTCATTGTAAGGAGGAAAAACAATTACCTCCAAACATTTCGGCAAGAAAATTTCAAAAAAAATGCAACTATCTGAAAACCTGACGCTTAGAGAGTGTACCAAAAGCATCACCGCATCGAGGCTCGGCATAAACAACACACCAGATGAATGGGAAACAGAGAATCTTAGACAGCTTGCGCGATACGTATTTCAACCTCTTAGGGAAGGTCTCGGAGTTCCTATATACGTGTCGAGCGGGTATCGTTCGCTTGAGCTCAACACTGCGATCGGCGGCTCAAGCCGTAGCCAGCATATTCAAGGAAGAGCACTCGACCTGGACGCAGACGTTTTCGGAGGTACGACAAACGGTGACATCTTCCGCTATATACTCAACTGCATCGAATTTGATCAGCTCATTTGGGAGTTTGGTGACGAAGACAATCCTGATTGGGTTCACGTTAGCTACGTCCATGATGGCGATAATCGTGGTCGTGTTCTCAAAGCTGTTCGGGATGATAAAGGCCAGGTCGTCTACAAAGTGATGTTCACTTAAGACTCTAGTCTTCTGTAAAAGGCCTGCACCAACATGCGGGCTTTTTGCGTTATAGCATAGCGTACTCTATAGTTCATCTTGGTCTCATCACGAAACAAGTGATCCTCTCTTGTGCTAGAGGGGGTCAGCTTATCGAAGTGCTTGTATACGAGCTCAGCCCGTTGCAAGGGGAACAGAATGCGGTTGCCGAAGTTCTTCTTATTGAACCCGTACTCGTCTGCTGCGTAGTTAATGGTCCAGAACTCTTTGTCATACGCCCACAGCAGGAACTCAAGGTGGCTGAAAGATATGCCGTTGTCCTCGCAGAACATAGTGCGGGTGGACCTGAGATGCTTTAAGTAGTTGTTGTTGATGTACCTGTCGTCGAGGAACGACACCTCCCTGAACAATCTCTTCTTTCGAACTTTCGTTTTGGGCATGAAATAATTTGTATCTTAGACAAAAATAAGCTATGAACTACGAAGATGTTGAATTCCTGTCAGAGCTTTACACTAAGATACTCGAAATCGAGAACTTGGTTAAAGAGAGAGGGTACGAGAATAGAATCATGTCAGCTATCGTCGTAGGACTCATGGATGAAATTGAATCCGCCGAAGACGAATCAGTAGAGATGAAGTCGCTGTTTAGTTACAACCTAGACTCTAAAGACGAGCTCGACATCGTAGTCGATCTCATGAGGGAGACCTATGAAGACAACACAGACAACGACCTTAGAGACATGCTGGGAGACCTCGGCATATCTCTAAACTAATGCAAGAAGGATACGTAAGAAAGATCGTCATAGGCCACGATCCCAAGAATGGAATGGCCTACTACATCGGCATGAGAGCTGGTGATGGAAAAGTGTCTGCTATCGCTCTAGATACAGAATTTCTTCATAAATTTGGAACAACTAGGTACTTGGTGTATGTAGAGAAAGAGAACGAGACGTTTCTCTGGAAGAGCATAAACCAGATGCCTACTATAATTGAATACGACTTAAACTTTTAACTATGCGAACATTTGATCTGTTTGTCGTAGAAATCGACAAGCCGATTAATGACACAGTCACCACCAAGGGTGGCCTGGAACTGTACGTCGACAATCGGTTCAAGGAGTTCGAGAACAGGGTGAACGAAGGCCCTGTGGTCTCCACCCCCTTCAAATACGACACTGGAGTCGAAGAGGGCGACACGCTGTACTTCCACCATCACGTCGTGATCAATGGTGGGCAGCCGCTCACTGGTCATGAGAACCATTATCTCATCCGCTGGAACGACGAAAGCACCGTGGCCAACCAAGCGATTGCGTGCAAGAAGAAAGATACCGACGAAGTAATCCCTCTTGGCGGATGGGCAATCCTCGAAGACTTAGATAAGCCAGAGGAAGAGGAGAAGGGTAAGGACGAGATCGTACTCGTGAAGCTTAAAGAAGCACCCACCAAGACAGCTCGTGTTGCTTTTGATAGCCCTGGCATGCAAGAACTAGGCCTGAAGGTTGGCGACGTTGTCGGATTCAAGAAAGGCATTGACTACAGATTCAAAATCGATGGCAAAGAATACATCCGCATCCCCCAAGACTACCTCGACTACGCAGAAGTTTGAGACGGTAAACGCAGCCGAGCGCCTGATGAACAGCATGCAGGTGGCTATCGATAACATGATCGATGAGATCAAGAAGCCTGTAGATCCAGAAGCTGGTGGATCAGCTAGAAAAGCAGAACTACAATCAATTAAACAAACCGCAATAGATTGCAAGGAGCTCATCATTGAGCGACAGAAGCTAGAGCAGATGGTAAAACAATTAAGAGACAATGGCCAAATCGAAGAAGACAAAGACTACTCAGGAGGATTCGCAGAAAGATTCTCAAAGTAAACAGTACTGGTGGAAGAACATGACGATCACCGAAGACGACGTAAAGAGATATAAGTTTTGGGAAGACATGTGGAATGGTGAGTACGAAAGCTGATGAAGTTCATCTGTTCTCAGTGCTCAGCGTGTTGCAGGTCAGTAGGCATGATGGACCCAGAGGTCCACGGTCTGCCATCCAAAGCTGACGGTAGCTGCGCACACCTCGTCGGGAACCTGTGCTCCATACACGAAGACAGGCCTGATATATGTAGGATAGAGAAGCTCAGAAACAAGAAACCAGATCAAACAGTAAAAGAATACTACATAGAAGCAACCAAAGCATGCCACACGCTTATCGATCTACACGGAATGGACGAAGCCTACAAAGTAGATATCAGCGAATACGACTCAATGGATGATGAGTAATCGGCGAGTATCTCCTCAAGCTTATACCTTGTAGAAAGAGTAATCGGTCACATGCGGGTTCAAGCCCCGCCTCGCCGACCATGCCCTCGTAGCTCAGTTGGATAGAGCATTTGCCTTCTAAGCAAACGGTCACAGGTTCGAATCCTGTCGGGGGTACTAAATTTACAACCATGGCAGAATACATTTGCAAGTGCGAAGAAGCACACGAAGAAAACAAGAGCGGAGTCACCATCAGGTTTGGTGAAGACGGCGCTTACCACGACATCAAGTGTCCGTGCGGAAAGTACATGGAGCTTAAGAACCCAAAGACAGGGGCACCTAAGCTTGGTCGAATGGATAGTCTCGGCAGAAGCTACTGATGTCTGTTCTCGTAGACATAGATGGATACGAAGATAAAGGGATTAAGATCGACCCTAACGGTTCGGAAGGTGAGGCTATTGAACTCCATGGGCTTCTTGTTGTCCTCCCGAAAAAACCAAAGCGATCTGAAATACTCTTCCATGACCAGCCAAAGGCTATGCAGATGTGGCGACGCATTCCTATGCCCAAAGAGCTGCAAATGGTTAGAAGTATGGATGAGTGGTTCGAGAACCCTCCCGAGTTTAGAAAGAAGTTTTCTGGTTACATCGAGAAGGAGTTTGAGCGCAGGCGCAACGGTGTTTGGTTTTACAATCATGGCGTCCCTACGTATATTACGGGAAGGCACTACATGCTCTTACAATGGTCCAACATCGATATCGGCGCCCCGTATTATCTTGCGTTCCAACGTGAAATCTTTATCCACATGGCTGCGTGCGAAGCTGATCCCCGTTGTGTCGGTCAGCTTTATACTAAGTGTCGCCGTTCTGGGTATACTAATATCTGTTCTTCTGTTCTTGTTGACGAAGCTACGCAGGTTAAAGACAAGCTTCTTGGGATTCAGTCGAAGACTGGTAAGGATTCTCAAGAGAACATTTTCATGAAGAAGGTCGTTCCGATCTTCAAGTCATACCCGTTCTTTTTCAAACCCATCCAAGATGGTACAACTAACCCGCGCATGGAGTTGGCTTTCCGCGAACCATCCAAGCGAATTACGAAGAATAACAAGACGTCATACAAAGGTGACGCTCTGAACACGATCATCAACTGGAAGAATACCACGAATAACGCATACGACGGGGAGAAGCTACACATGCTATACCTGGATGAGGCGGGTAAATGGGAGAAGCCAGTTGACATACGAGAGGCATGGCGAATTGAAAGAACCTGCCTTATTGTCGGTAAAAAGGTGGTTGGCAAGGCTCTTGTAGGGAGTACGGTAAACCCAATGGACAAGGGCGGAAACGAGTACAAAGTCCTTTGGGAAGACTCTAATCCGAATGAACGCAATGCAAATGGTAGGACTAAAAGCGGACTCTATCGCATCTTTATACCAGCTTACGATGCCCTCGAAGGTTTCTTTGATCGCTATGGTAATCCCGTTACCGAAGACCCTGACAATCCCGTTGAAGGTATCGACGGTGAGCTCATCGAAACTGGGGCGAAGACGTACCTGAAGAATGAGAGAGACAGCCTCAAGGATGACGCCTCTGAACTGAACGAAGTTGTCAGGCAGTTCCCCTTTACAGAGGAAGAGGCTTTCAGGGATAGCATCGAGGGGAGCCTGTTCAATGTGGGCAAGATCTACCAGCAGATAGATCACAACAACGACCTGTATCCAAACCCTGTGGTCAGGGGTAACTTCATGTGGAAGGAGAAGGACAAAGAGGTTATATTCTCTCCTGATCCTAACGGTAGGTTCCACGTAGCTTGGCAGCCTGCCGCTGCAGACAGAAACAAATTCATCGATGAACGCGGAAAGAAAAAACCTGGGAATAGCCACATTGGTTGTGGCGGTGTTGACTCTTATGACCTCGATCAAACTGTTGACGGAAGGGGGTCCAAAGGAGCTTTACATATGTACAACAAGTTCAACATGCACGCCCCCGCAAACATGTTCGTTGTTGAGTATGCTTCCCGACCTGACCTCGCCAGCATTTTCTACGAAGACGTCCTTATGTGTGCCTTCTACTACGGCTATCCACTCCTCGTGGAAAACAATAAGTACGGCATCGTAAGATACTTTGAGTCAAGAGGTTACGATGGCTACTTAATGGATAGGCCAGCCCACTTAGCCTCTTCTAGTTCTAAGGCGAATGTCAAGACGAAAGGCATCCCTTCGAACTCGCAAGACGTAATTCAATCTCACGCGCAAGCCATTGAGACTTATATCCACGATCACGTAGGAGAGAACTCAGAGACAGGGGAGATGGGTAAGATGTATCTTAACAGAACTCTTGAGGATTGGATAGGCTATAAGATCTCAAACAGAACCAAGTTTGACTTGACCATTAGCTCGGGACTGGCTCTTCTTGGATCACAAAAAGTCAAAGCGGAGAAACCCAAGTCTAACTTCAACGAGAAGAAATTCTTTAGGCAGCATAAGATAAAACACTGGCACTCGTAATTTTAGTATATTTGCGCTAATGTACGGGGACAATAAACCAACTAAAAAAGGATTTCCCAGTCCTCTTGAAACAAGAGAGGTCAAAGAAAGCAACTCCTATGGCCTTCAGTATGCGAAGGCTATTGAGAATCAGTGGGGAACTCTCGATAGGGAGAACACCCTGATGAGGCGCAGAAGGGATACCTTCCTTAAGAACCGAGCTTACGCTAACGGAACTCAAGACACCGCTATCTATCGTCAGCTCCTGACTAGCATGGACCCCAACAACGGGGATGGCAGCTTCCTTAACCTGGATTTTACTCCAGTACCTATACTCCCGAAGTTCGCTAGAATTGTAGTGAACAAGATTCTCTCTAGAGAACCGTACCCAAACCTAGAGGCCGTCGATCCTCTCTCTTCTTCTGAAAAGGATAGAGAGCGCAAGAAGATGGAGGCTCTCATCGAAGCCAAGAAGGATCTCAAAGACATCAAGGACAAGACTGGTGTAGACGTAGCTAATGTCGAATCCCTGCCAGATACTCTTGAGGAGGCGGAGATCTTTATGGGGAACAATATCAAGTCCTCTTCTGAGATCGCTGCTCAGATCGCAACCAACATGACGCTTCAGTGGAATGACTTCCACGATTCTATCTACAGGAGATCCGTAAAGGATATCGTAGATCTCGGCATGGCTGTTGTCAAAAGAAGCAACGATCCCAACTACGGCATTGTCACTGAGTACGTTGACCCTATCGACTTCGTGCACAATGAAGTGAAAGACCCTTCGTTCGGGGATATGATCTACGCAGGTCACATCAAGCGGATGCCTATCCATGAGCTTAAGAGATTGGCTGGGGATCAGTTGACCGAGGAGGACTATAAGAAGATTGCCGACACAGTAAAGTCAAAGAGCCAGAATAAGTCTCATAGAATGTCTCAGTCTACCTACGATCCCGAAACGAATCGTAGTCACTACGGGTATGACGAGTTTATGGTTGACGTTCTTGAGTTCGAGTTCTTGTCCGTTGACAAGATGTACTTCGAAGAGAAAGAGAGCAGGTACGGTAACGTAGGCTTCTATGCCAAAGAAGAAGGCTATAAGGCCCCAGAGAATTCTGTTTACAGACGTGAGGTCAAGTGCCTTGAGAACGAGACTGTCTACGGAGGTTACTACGTGCTTGGATGCGATAAGCTCTTCAGCTACGGCATGAAGACCAACATCCCTAAGAACCTCTACGACCTTTCAAAGGCAAACCTCTCTTACTCTGTTGTCGCAACGAACATGGACAACATGATGCCTAAGTCTATGGTGAATAGCTGCATCGGGTTTGCTGACCAGCTCCAGCTTACGCACCTTAAGATCCAGCAGGCTATCGCTAAGGCTAAGCCAGATGGCATCATCATTGACATCGAAGGTCTGGAGAATGTCCAGCTCGGAAAGGGTGGAGAGTTGCAGCCATTGGAGCTCCATGACATCTACGAACAAACGGGTGTATTTTACTACAGAAGCAAGAACCCAGAAGGTGGATTCCAAAACCCACCGATCAGAGAGATCGGGAATGCTGTTCGTAACATCAATGAATTCATTGGGTTGTACAACCACTACCTGCGCCTCATCAGAGACACCACAGGTATCAATGAGATGATGGATGCTTCTACGCCTAAGGGGGATACTCTCGTGGGTGTTCAGCAGCAAGCAATCGCAGCTGGTAACAATGCTATCTACGACATGACGCACGCATCCATTGTGCTCTTTAAGAAGGTGTGCTCTGACATCGTCAAGTGTCTGCAGATCCTTCCAGTGGGTAGCGTCATTTACGAGGCATACGCTAACGCTGTAGGTGAGGCTAACATGGAGGTGCTCTCTTCATTTGATGACCTGCCTATGTACAACTTCGGTGTGCGTATCGTTAAAGAGATGGAGGATGCTGAGCGTCAGTACCTTGAGCAGAACATCCAGGTAGCCCTTGCTCAGAAAGAACTCGACATCGAAGATGCCATTGCTATACGACAGCTTAAAGACGTGAATCAAGCCGAGAGGCTTCTCATTGTTCGCAGAGCGAAGCGTATGGCTAGAGCCCAGCAAATGGCTATGCAGAACTCTCAGCAGCAAGCTCAGATCCAGCAGCAGTCAGCTCAGGCAGCTTCTCAGGCGCGTCAGCAAGAGCTTCAGATGGAGGCTCAGCTTAAGGCGCAAGAACTGCAAATGAAAGCTCAGCTCGACATGCAGATGGAGCAGGTTAAGCACCAGTTCCGTAAGGAGATCGAACTTATCAGAGCTCAAGCAACTCTCGGATTTAGAACAGAAGAGCAAGAGTTCAAAGAGAAGCTCGAAGTTCTCAAAGAGGATCGAAAGGACGAGCGCGTCGAGAAGCAAGCAGTGGAGCAAAGCAAGCTTATCTCTCAGAGAAAAGGAGAGAGATCAGAGCTCACAGAGGGTCCTGAGACTCAAGTCGGTGGGCCTCAAAACGTAGATGATATCGTTAAAAACATTATTGAGCAGGGCGCTTGACGCACTAAAAACAATCATAAAAAAGATAATGGCTAAAGTAAACCTAGATATAGCGCCCCGCCTAGACATTGTGTGTAAGAGAGGGGACTCGTTTAAGTTGGTAGTTGATTTTCAGACGCCAATGCCACTTGACACCTCAGCTACTTACATCCTGAAGGTCGCAGAAGATTCAGAGGCGTCTCCGTTGAGTGCTACGTTTACCTACGACATTACTAACGGGGAGGCTTCTAACTCTAAGCTTACTATCGAGGCCACTTCTACGGTTACCCTCGGCATCGAGCCAGGTCTTTACGTTTACGACCTACAGGTTACAGACACCAACGCTGACGTCTTCCCTGCTGTAGGAGGCGCCCCTTACGAAGCAACTCTACTTTACGGAACGTTTAGGGTGAATGACGACGTCAACATCTCCTGATTCTCCTTTAGTATATTTGCAGTATGAGTAGTCCAACGGTAATTGTAAACTCCACCCCAGTAGTCAAAGTTAGTTATGGACTGCCAGGAATTGGGGTTCCTTCAGGCGGGATAAAGCCACAAGTATTAAAGAAAAGTTCAAGCGCTGACTATGCCACCGAGTGGGGTGACGTAGAGGTTTTGATGCTTGACAGAACTGATCTGACGTTCACAGGAACGCTCTCTAAAGGAGATCCTGTCTACATCAACTCAAGCGGACAGATCGCTGCTTGTGACGCTGCTGATGCAGCTACGCTCCCTCCCGTTGGGTTGGTTGCTGGAGATGTTACTGATCCAGAAGATGACGTAGATGTTATCCTCGTCGGTGCTCTGATTGACGCTAACACTGCGACTTTCTCTGTCGGTGACAGACTGTATGTCGCAACAGGCGGAGGGATTACCGCTACCGCTCCTAGCGGAACGGATGCTTCTTACTCTGTCGGGGTTGTTTCTAAGGTAGATTCTACCGAAGGGATCATCTCAGTTTACGTAGATGGGAGCAACAACACTTTCGAAGGGTTGGCTCAGAATCAGATCTGGGTGGGTAACGCTAACGGTGTGGCTACTCAATACACACACCAGCTCAGCACTCTTATCGATGTTGACTCTAGCATGTCTCCTTCTGCAAATGATTTCCTTAGATACTCTGGAACTCAGTGGGAGGCGTCTTCTGCGCCGTTCACTTTCGCTGACATCACTGGGTTGGATCACTTGCCGCAAGGACATGTGTACGTCGGTGATTCAAGCAACTTGACTTCAACGACAGATACGATCTACGTAGACGTCGCAAACAGCAGAGTCGGGATTGAAACTACATCTCCGCAAGAAGCGCTGCATGTAGATGGGAGAATAAATCTTAGTGCGGGCGGTGTTAACCAGAAGTATATCCTTATTGGAACAGAGCTGCCCAACTCGTTATTTAATGGTGCTGTAGGTATTGGCGAAAGGGTGTTTCAAAATTCTACAAGCTCGAGCTTTGCAGTTGCTATCGGCAAAGAAGCGGCTCAAAATGCAACGGGAAACAAAAACATTGCGATAGGTCAAAGAGCAATGCGAGGGGGTTCTGGTTCGACTGGTTCCTACAATATATCCGTGGGGGCTCAGACTATGCTGAGCCTTACAGACGGCTCATATAACACCGCAATGGGCCAATCCGCTATGCAATCCTTAACTAGTGGTGAATTCAATGTGTCCTTGGGTGCGTACGCTGGTTTTCTATCTACTACGGCGTCTTACTCAACCTATGTAGGAGCTCAGTCTGGCTATCAGACTTCTGGGGGGAATAACGTGGCTGTCGGATTCAACGCTCTAAACGGCACATTTAACCAATCTACATTCGAGAATACTGTAGCAGTCGGTTACGAGGCTCTTAAAGTTCTCACTACAGGCGCAAGCAATACTGCTATCGGTTATGAAGCCTTGCATGATTTAACCACTGGTAGTTACAACACTGTGCTTGGTTATCAAGCTGGTAATGACTTGACTACTCAGAATGAGAATACGCTGATAGGTTATCAGACTTCTGGTGCTGTTAGTGCGACTGCTGTTGGAGTGCTCGCATCAGCGGCTGGGGTTGGCTCAATAGCTTTAGGGGCAGTCGCAAGCGCTAATGCAATCTCTACTGTTGCAATCGGGACGTCGTCGCGTTCTGAAAGCGTTGGTTCTGTAGCAATCGGACGTCTTTCTAGAGCCCACGAAAGAGGCGTGTTTGTTGGGTATGACACTGGTAGATACAACAACGGTGAGGGGAATACTGTCATCGGTTATGAAGCTGGAACAGGCTCCACTCAGCAGCCAGGATCTACGTACAACTACAACGTCCTTCTTGGTTACAGAGCTGGGCACCAGCTTGAAACGGGTTCTGGCAACGTATTCATCGGGTATGGAGCAGGGAGCTCTACTTTGTACGACAACCACAGACTCCGTATCAGTGGCCAGTCACTCGGCGTGCCTAACGCAACCGATCTTATCTACGGGGAGTTCGACAACGAGTTCGTTAAGATCAATGGGGACTTAGAGGTTAGAGATGACATCGTCAGCTCAAACAACGAAGACATCACCATCATCCCAGATGGCACAGGTCACGTCTTGCTCGGTAACTACGAGTTCGATACAAACCAAACTCTAGCCCCTGCGCTTGACAGATACATTCTTACGTATGATGCGAACACAGAAGAAATCTCTCTTCAAGAGAACCCAGCACTTGAGGGAGAGCTAGATGTTAATCTTGTTGTAGAGACGGTAAAGAACGACACTGCAAACACGCTCAACAAAGGTACTGTAGTGTACATCACTGGTGAAGATGTTGACGGCAACACTACTGTTGATGTAGCTAACAATACTGATGAGACTAAGATGCCTGCTGTTTTCGTTCTCAACGAAGATATCGCAGCTGGAGCTACTGGTCAGGCTGTTTTCTCTGGGCTGCTTGATGCAGTGAACACTGCTGGATTCAGTGTCGGCGATGTTGTATATGTTGGAAATAACGGAAACTTTGTAAGCGAAAGGCCCGAGAGCCCTAACGTTATTCAAGAGATTGCTATTGTAGCCAACGTGAGCGCTACAGATGGGAAGGTTTACGTATCTAAAGATGTTAAAGAAGACCCAGAAAAAATTCACTTCCCAGTTCGTAATGACGAAGGGGCGACTATACCCGCAGGAACTCCTATCTACTCTAAGGGTGAGATTGGAGGAAGTGAGAGAATTCTAGTAGGTATCGCAGACGCAAGCGATCCAACAAAGATGCCTGCCATAGGTATCGCTACAACAGAACTTACGACTACGGGCGCAGATCAAGATGGTCTTGCCATTATGGTTGGAACTTACAACACCAACATCAGTGGCTTTACAGGGCTTGCAAATAACGACGTGTTGTATGTTGCCAGCGGCGGAGGGCTGACAAAAGACAAACCAACTGGCTCTAACCTCATTCAAAACGTTGGTATAGTCCTAAAGACGAACGGAACAACTTGTCAAGGCCTCAAGGTGTCGTGCATTGGCCGTACTAATGACGTTCCTAACATCGCCACAGGAAACATCTGGGCGGGTAACGCAAACGGTGCTGCTCAAGCTACAGACACAGCTTATATAGACATTGCTAACGGAAGAGTTGGTATCGGCACTACATCTCCTACTCAGGCCCTCCATGTGAGTGGCTCAGGAAACAATATATACATTGACGACGGCAACCTAGTTCTGAACGCAGCAAACGCTGGTAAAGTAAACTTCGGTGTAGCTGGGGAGATGGGTGCGAGTAATACAGGAAACACAGTAACACTTCAGAAAAGCGGAAACACCAATAAGTTTGTGTTTGGTACGCAGAACGGAGCATTGACCATTCGGGACGACGCCACATCCGCTTACACAGTAGTCGAAAAAGAGGCTATTAAAATAAATTCTTCAGGAGACCTCAAGTTCCTTCAGCACAGCGGTACTACAAACAATGACGGAAAGGTTCTTAATTGGAGTAACTCGATTTCTTCAGTAGCCAGTGTGAGAGGCGTGGTCAGTGTTGCTGGAGACTTGAGGGTTAACGACTACTCTTCTGGATCTGCCGTTGAGGTTGCCAGACTAGGTAATGACGGGGTTCTCAGGTTCTGGGAGGGAGCCAACTACGTAGGCCTGAAGGCTGCTTCAGCCATGACCTCTGATGTAGAGTTTGTCCTTCCAGCTACCGACGGTACGCCAGGTCAAGTGCTCACGACAGACGGTAGCGGCAACTTGACTTTCGCTACATCTGTTTCTGCAGACACCAACATTGCGAACACCGACCTTACTCTAGATAATGATAGGGTACTTCAATTAGACAACTACGATTTTTCAATTAAAGATGGAGGTCTTACTAGACTAGGTTGGAACGACGCTGCTGGAGCATGGAGTATGGTAGGTAGCCTTGGGATCACTGGTGATTTAGCTCTCACTGGAAACTTCTCTCAAGTAGGAAATACAACACACACAGGTTCTTTTGAGGTCAGAAGCTCAAGCAGTATTACCGCTGGCGCAATCAGTATTGCTGATAATGATAACAGCAACACTGTAACTATTGCCGCTCCTTCTACGCTATCTAATGATCTTACCTTCGTGCTTCCGTCTACTGACGGGCAGTCAGGTCATGTCCTTCAAACGGACGGGTCAGGTAATCTGTCATTCGCTGCTGGAGGTACTGGAACAGGAGATAACCTAGCCACCGCTGACCTGACTCAAACATCAGGTCAAAGCAGAACCTACACCACGGCTAGCTCCAACCTTTTGACGTTCGAGACTTCTACGACTACCCCAGCCTTCATAAGAATCGAAGACTACGGAGATGCCACTGACACTCTAAGCTTCCAGGCTAATCCAGGAAGAATCAAGTTCAAGGCTACAAACAACGCTGTGTCTGGCGCTATATCCCTTAAGGAGGCTACAAATAATGGAAACGACTACATAACTATTCAAGCGCCATCTTCGCTAAGTTCGCCTGTCACTCTTACACTACCTAATTCAGACGGTGATGCCAACCAGGTTCTCAAAACAGACGGGTCGGGTAACCTAGATTGGGTTGATCAGACAACAATACCAGCCCTCAACATAACACGGGTAGCTGGTACTGGAGGCTTGGGTGAAGTCCCCTTTTACAGCAGTAACAACCTTGTTCTTGACAGTGATGCTACTTTCAGATTTAGTGGTGGTACACTTTCTACCCCTAAACTAAATTCTGACCAGATCCCTCAAGTTAGACCGACTTCGACATCTGCTGTAGGCACTTACGGTGGTAATTCGGAGACGATATCCAAGATAGGGACTGACGTAAGTGTAGTTGCTGGAAAGGTTTATAACCTTGCTGGAGGCTCATTCACAGAAACTGATGCTGAGGCAGAGGCTGACTCAAAAGGATTGCTTGCTGTAGCCTCAGCTACAGGAACCACCAACGGTACCGACATGGTGCTTAAGGGGGCCGTGAAGCTGTCTACCAATGCGGCATTCAGTGGCGCCAGCATCGGCGATCCAGTTTACTTGAGAGGAGCAGATGGCTCACAGTCCAACAAGGGAACACTTACAGCTACCCCTCCATCTACTCCAGGTGACATTGTTAGAATTGTGGGCTACGTTACAGACCCAGCTAATGGCATTGTGTACTTTAACCCAGACAGCACTTTCATTGAAGTATGAGTGTAAGCAAAATAAACGGTGTTACTTGGAGCGGCATCTCTAAGGTTAATGGTGTAGCTAAAGCCAACGTCGCAAGAGTTATCTCCTGCCTCGTTACTGCAGGTGGCGGTGGTGGCGGCGGTTCTGTTTCAACTAAGTCGGTTGTCTACGATGGTGTTGACGCAACTACTTTGATTACAAACCAACACACTTTTAGTACCATACTTTATAGGTCTGCCTACGACAAAGCCACTATTTCTATCTGGGTTAATCTTGACGGGGTTACTGACACTACTGAGCAAAACATATATGCATCTAGTTTTGTCAACGGGCCGATAGCCACCAGAGACTTTTTGAGAATAAAAAGAACTTCAACAAACAACCCAGCGAATGTTGTGGTTTTTGCAAATAACGCTTCAATAGATGATAAAAACTCAGTCCACAACGCAGCGTTTTGGAAGCAGGTTCAAGCGCCGTCAGTTGCAATGGACGAGTGGATACACGTTTGCTTAGTGTGTAAGCAGGCTTCAGGAGGTACAGGTTATGATGCTACCATATTTGTGAATGGGTCTTCTGCAAGTGACACGTCTACCACAAATCCCTCTACAGCGACTAATAACCTTGTATACAATAGGGATGCTGGCTTAGGATCAGACTACAGTCCAGCCAATACGACATTTGTAGCGTTTGAAGAAATGAAGCTTAGCGACTATATCGTTTGGTCTGACGCGCTGACATCTTCAGAAATCACAGAGATATACAATGCTGGCGTGGGTGGATTTGACCCATCTACTAACTCTGGAAACTACGCAAGTAGTGCTGATCTTAAAATCCATTACGAGGTAGGTAACACTGCTGAGGATACGACCGAGGCACCTGTGACAAATAATACTGGCACTTCTGGCAACTTGGTTCACACCAACGTAGAATTTGCATCCTTATGATATACGTGATAGCACCTAGAAATGAGGTTACTCAGGCTATGATTGACGCCTCGATGGGTCAGTCCTTAGACGGCCTAAGATCTTCTGTGTATGGCTCTGACAGGGTAATACTGAAGTTTCAGGGGGCCGCTCCAGATTCTGTGTCTGGTTACACGCAATACAATGCCTCTCAAATAAAGGATATCCTTGAAGATCCTGATGGAGACTGGGTTCCATTTACAGATATAGACGACGTATGAGTACAACTCCGTTCACATATTCGCTTCAAAAAGAAGTTGGTAGGCTGGGTTCAGACAACTACAAAGCTGTCTGGGATATCAGCGCTACGGCCTCGCTCAGTCAAGATGTGAGGTCTCAGTTCGCTGATGACCCCACAAACGGTTTTAAGGTTAAGGCGGTTCACATCGTAAAGCCTGTAGAAGGAGGGACTGGATATTACTTGCACTGCAGGTACTACGTAGACGGATTGAAGGATACCAGTCAGAGGTATACAATATCCATAGGTGACAGCACCTACGCTACGAGATTGTTTGCAACGTTCTCCGACATAAAGGATGACCTATACGAGAAGTTTAATCAAAACAGCGTTTCAATTACTCAAGTTAGATACGAGGCTACACCTCAAAGAGCTCCTGAGCTAGAGGCGCTTCTTTATCGAGAATACCCTTCAGGTGTGCTTGTATCATCAGATAACAATAGCTACGTATATGACGTATAATTTTATACCATACACGCTTGGGAGCTTGATTTATTCTTCGTCCACCCAACTGACTTAATCGGAAATCGGATGCTGCTGGATGGATTCCAAACAGTAAGGTTCCGTAACGATTTATTTTCGTATATTCGCATCGTTAATCAAAATCAATCTAATGCCACAAACATTTACAACTAAGCGCTGGGCCATCACAGGCGAGCAAAATTTCGGAGAGTTCTCTCTCTTGAATCCTAAGATTAAAGTTCTTGCATGTCAGGTTCTTGACAACAATGCTGTAATCGTAATCGAAGCAAACGAGAACGACGGGGTGTTTAAGCACCGTAGCACTGTGTCTTATACAGAGTACACTGAGACTGACATCAATGAGATTGTCGATTCAGCTATGACGGCTGCATTCCCTGATGCCACTGTAACCACAGAGCCAGCGGAGTAAGACAATAGAGTCTATAAAGAGAGGGGCCATCGAGCCCCTTTCTTTGTTTTGTATATTTGCGTTATGAGCAGTCCAAGCGCTATCTCCAAGAGAATCAAGAACATGCTGAAGAAGTATGGGTTGAAGGGAGTGAACAAACCTAAGTCCACACCTAAGCACCCAAAGAAGTCTCACATGGTTCTGGCTAAGGAAGGCAATAAGATCAAGCTTATCCGATTCGGAGAGAAAGGAGCCGACACTGTAACAGAGTCAAACCCAACCCCAGCTAGACGCAAGAAACGTGCAAGCTTCAAAGCGCGTCACGCCAAGAACATAGCGAAAGGCAAAATGAGCGCAGCGTACTGGGCGGATAAAGTAAAGTGGTAACATGAACGCAGTCAAGTACAACAAGGGAGGTAAGCTTAAAGTAAGCACGAAGACTATGAGCGTGCCACCACCCGCTGGATATCACTGGATGGAAGAGCGCGGTAGATACTTCTTGATGAAAGGAGACTACAAGCCGCACCCCAACGCTGTAAAAGAAGCCAAGTTCAAGATGGTATCTCATGGCTAAGTCAGCCAAGAAAAAGAATCCAGGGCTATGGAAGAGAATCGTTGCCCGTATCAAAGCGGGCAACAAGGGCGGGCGGGCAGGACAGTGGTCAGCACGTAAAGCTCAGCTTGCTGTAGCTGCATACAAAAAGGCTGGTGGAGGCTACAAAGGCAAGAAGTCAAAGAGTAACAGCCTAAGCAAGTGGACTAAGCAGAAGTGGCGCACATCAGACGGTAAGCCATCAAAAGGCAAGAAGAGATACTTGCCAGACAAGGCTTGGAAGTCACTGAGTGCCAGTGAGAAACGAGCCACCAACAGGGCTAAAGCAGCAGGCAATAAGAAGGGTAAGCAGTTTGTAAAACAACCCAAGCGTATTGCCAAGAAGGTCGCAAAGTACAGAAAGTAAATTAGTTATATATTTGCACAAAATTTAATTCATGGAAAATCAAGAAGTTAACGAAACTTCCTCAGTGGAGTTTTTGTCTGACGAGCAAGTTCAGAACGTCACAGCTGAAGACATTCAGCAATCAGAGGCAGCTCAACCAGCTCCACCTGATGTGATTGATCTGGATGCAGCGATGCAGACAGACCAGGAGCCAGCAACGGCAGCTCCTGAAGAAACCTTTGACAATACAGGACAACAACAACAAACTTATCAGGAGCCTATTGATGTCGATGCGGAAGTGCTTTCATACCTAAGCGAAAAGCTGGGTAGACAGTTCAACTCATTCGATGACTTGGCTCCTCAGCAACAAGAAAGAGCGCTTGACGAGCGTGTAGAGGCGATCGCTCGGTTCGTCGAAGAGACAGGCCGAGATCCTCAAGATTGGTTCAAGTACCAACAGCTGAACGCTTCCGAAATGGATGACATGACTGCTGTTAGACTTCAGATGATCGGAGATTATCAGGACCTTAATCAAGACGAACTAGATACGCTTCTCTCTAGCAAGTACAAGCTCGATCCGAATCTGCATACAGAAGAGGAGGTGAAACTTTCACAGTTGCAGTTGAAGATGGATGCCAAGGAAGCACGGGATAGAATATCCGCTTTGCGCGATACCTACAAAGCCCCGATTGTTTCTCAGGAATCTGTCGACGACGCTTCTCCGATTGATGACCAATGGATCGCAAACATGCAGAGAGATCTCGGTGCCCTCGATGGCGTTGAGTTCGATCTGGGGAATGGTAATTCTTTTACCTTCGGTTTGACTAACGAGTATAAAAGTCAGCTTAACGAGAAGAACACTCGCCTTGACGAGTTCTTTGATCCTTACGTGAGCGAGGATGGGACTTGGGATTACGACATGTTGAACATGCACCGCACAGTGATTGACAATATCGAAACGATTGTACAGTCAGTCTACAAGCAAGGCATGTCAGATGGTCAACGAGGAATCGTTAACCAAGCAGCAAACGTCAGTGCCAAAAGCCCGAATCAAGGTAGCTCTCAACCAGGAGAATCGTCACTCGCAGCACAGCTTCGGCAAGCGCTTGGTAGTAACAATCTCACATTTCGTTGAACAATAACTATCTAACAATTAGAAAATATGGCTGTACCTAGCAACCCTAATACTGACCCCCAAGGACCAAGAGAACTTGGCCTGGGAGCACAAAACTACACTTCTTTGGGATCGCTCCTCGACCCAACGAAGCCTGACGTAAGAGAACTCTACGTCGAAACTTTCGGAGACCAAGGATTGACAGGTTTCTTGGACCTCACTGGAGCTGTGAGAAACGCAGGTACCTCTGACGAGGTCGAGTGGTATGAAGAAGGTCGTTTGCACAGAACTGTAACTATTGACTCACCAACAGGCGCTGTTGCGGCGGGTGCTTCAGGCACATTCACAGTTGATACGTCAAACTCTATCGATCAAGATGACATCACTGCGGCAGATCAAGTTATCCGTCCAAACGACGTCTTGTTGAATGGAAGTCAAAGACTCATCGTTCAAACTGTTGGCACTGGAACTACCTTGACATTTACTGCTATCGCTTCAAGCGCTATCACTGCTGGAGAGTACGATGGTGTTGAATTCGCTGTTATCGGTAACATGTATGCGCAGGGAACTGGTCAGCCAGACAAGTTCTACCAGACTTCACTCACGAAGCGTCGAAACAGCTACATCATCACCAAGGACACGTTCCACGTCAACGGCTCACAAGCAAGCAACATCGGTTGGTTGAAAGTGAATGGCCAGTACAGATGGTACGTTAAGGGTGAGATGGACGCTCGTAAGCGTTTCATGAACCAGCGTGAGGCTATGATGTTGTGGTCAGACGGATCTTCAACATCTCCTTCTAGCATCACTGTTCAAACGGCTGACGGCGCATTTAACAAGTCTGAAGGCTACTTCGCTGCTGTTGCAAACAGAGG